ACCCGCGTGGCCCCGTCGACCCGCGCCGCTATGCTGGCGCGTTCAACATGGCCGAATTTATGCGCAGGCAGCATGAGGCCGCTGCGAACGCGGCTCAGAAGCGCCGAGATGAGGTACAAACCGCCATGGACTATGCCGCGCGTCTTCGCAGGAAGCACCGAAAGGGGTTAGATTAGCCATGTGCGCAATGTGGAAAACTGCTCCACTTCGAGTGGAAATCCGTTCCATTCCGTGCTCACGTCGCTCCACTCCGGGATTCTCCCGGGCAAGGAGCGCGCTATGAGAAGCTTGGCTGCCACCTACAGAAAGCTCAATGCGGAGGACTGCCAATGAGCCGTCGCCCCGCCCCGTCTTGGTACGCCTGCTATGCCGAGGATCTCCTCTCCGCAACGCGCGGCCTTAAGCCCATGGTCCGCCTGCTCTACATGGAGGTGCTGAACCTCATCTATCGGTACGACGGTAACCTCCCCAACGATGACCGCCTCATCGCCTCCGCGCTCTGTACCGACATCCGGCAGGTGCGAGCCAACAAGCGAATCCTCATCGAAATGCGGAAGCTCTACGTCGGCGCCGACGGCACGCTCCGCAACCGCCGATGCGATGTCGAACTCGCAAAGCGGCGCAAGATCACTGCGGCGCCAGTCGCCGATCAGTCAGAGAGCACTCCGGGAGCACTCAGTGAGCACTCTGAGATCGCGGCAAAAAACCCTGAAAAATCAAAGCCCGACGACACACACTACACTACACTACAGGACAGAAAGAAAAGTGAAGAGAAGAATCACCAGCCAGCCAGCAGTGAATCCGTAGCCCCGAGCGAAGGGCTGGCTGGCTCGCTGTCGGATCGAATGATCGCTGCTGTTGAGCGGTGGGGTGGAATGACAACCCTGAACGCCCGGCAGTGGCTTCGATCGACGGTCGAGCTTTTTGGGCAAGCGGCAACCGCGGAAGCGTTCCACAAGCTCGAAACCGACATGTCAACCGGCATGATCGTGAGCCGTCCGATCAACGCCTGGACGTCGATTGCCCGCCGCCTCAAGGCCGAGGGGGCGCCGAAGGCCGCCGGGGCTCCCTTGTACGACGAGGACGCCGTCGCTCGGAAGCTAGCCGAAATGAAGGCCCACTCCGCCCGCCTGCGTGCTGAGTCGGTCGCTCGCCAGAACGGATCAGCGGGGGCCTCATGCTGAAGTTTAACCGTTTAACCATCGCGTTCGGCAAGCCCAAGTCGGAAGACGAGGTTGCGTACTACGCCGAGTGCGCGGGTGCGATCGAGGAGTTCGAGCACGACGCCTCGATCTGGGAGGACGCGATGTCGCTCCTTGTGCGCACCGGCAAGTATCACCGGTTCCCGCTCCCGTCGGAGTGCCGCACTGCGTGCCTGAACGTGCTGGCTCAGCGTTCCGAGGCCGCCCGCCTGAAGGGTGCGGCGGCGACCGCCAGAAAGCCCGACCCGGCCGTCGAGTGGTCCAAGGAGGCCATCGCGCTGGCCGACACGCTGATCCGGTGTCCTCTCGGATCGCAAGCTGCCAACGAGGGCTGGGTGCTCGGGCTGCACAGCTTCTGCCGCAAGCACCGCCGCTTGCCCAATGACCATGAGATCGGTGCGCTTCGCCTGTCGGCTCAGTCTCTGGACGAGACCTATGCCGCACTAGCTTGCGCCAACCATCCGGCGAAGTCGGCGCTGATGAAGCTTGGCGCCTCTCTTCTCGCGCGCCGTGACCGGTGCGGTCGCGTCACCGATGGAGAGGTTCTGCCGTAGTTATTTGTTGCGTTTGGTTGCGTGTGTTCGCCTGCCATGCCGCGGGCGCTGGTCGAGATAACGTCGAAGGAGCACACGATGTTAAAAATCAACACATCCCGTCGGGGACACGATGCCTATTGCGAATGCGGCGAGGGCTTCCACCGCCCTCCCGGCTCGCAGAAGCGGCGTTGCCCCGAGTGCACGTACGCGGAGAACAAGCGCGTTGAGAGGGGCCGCCGCAAGGCCCGCCGGCAGGAAGCGTGCGGCAAGGCCTCCCCTCGCAAGCCCTCGCTTAGTCCGTTCGCCGATGTGGGGTTCTGTCCGAGCGACGAGGAACTGATCCGGCGTCGCCGCTGTCTTCTCGTCGAAGAGCCGATATCCGAATAGCCACGTCCGTGGATTTTCGCCGTCGGTGTGATTGACGGCTCAAATGATGACGCCCAGGTGTGAGGGAGCACTCTCACGACCTGGGCGTATGCGGCTCAAAACTCACACACATGAGAGCCGGTTGCAGGAATATAATATCAGGATCACGTCCGAACAATGGCCACCGCCCCAATTCCATATATTTTGGCTCAGACTGGCTCCAAACGTCCGGTCCGCACGCTGGTGTATGGCGCGTCGGGCGAGCCGCTGTTCCGCACCATTCCGCGCAACGCTTGGGGTGAGCCGCTGATCATCATGGCTCCCGGCGACATCTTCACCGTGCGCCTGGACCTCACCCACCGGCTCGAGCCGGGCGAGGGCATCCTTGAGGTCACCGCCAAGGGCGCTGGGTGCATGGCCGAGTGCCAGTACGATGCGACCAGCGTGCGCCTGATCCTGTCGAATGTAACTGGCCTCTGCGCAGGGGACGGCATGGGCGTTGGCCGGCGGCATCACCACAATGCCGTGGTGTTCGTCCGCTTTTCGTCCGGAGACACGCTGACGCAGCGCTTCGAGGTCCGTCAATTCAACCGCGTCGGTTCCGAGCACGATCTGGCGCCGGGTCAATTCAGCCGGGGGATACCGAACTGATGCTGTACGCGACCGTCGATATCACGCAGCAAATGCTGCAGATGACGCCGCTACCGGGCGCGTCGCCGAATACTGCGGTGACGACGTGGAGCCAGGACGTGGTTGCGAGCGTGCTCGGGCGCCTCGGGATCTACAACATCAGCTTTACGCCGACGCCGCCGACCGACACCACCCAGCTTTGGTGGAACCAGGGCAACCCGCCCACCGGTGTGCCTGGGTCGTTCTTCACCTACGATGCCATCAATCAAGTCTGGGTTCCGCTGACGCCGACGCTGTTCAAGCAGTGGTTTGCGGCCCAACTTCGCCAGAGCATCTTCGATTCAACAACCGGCACCACGGCGCCGACGATTGGTACCGGTCCGGGTCAGGCGAAGATCGGCGACTTCTGGTGGGACCCGGTTGGTGATCGCTGGTACATCGCGACCTCGGTTGCGCCTGGCGTCGCCTACTGGATTGACGTTTCAGGCGGCCAGATCGACGTGAATGCGATCATCGCTGCGGCCGGTCCGTCGCTGCAGACCGGCAACCTCATCACGCGCGGCTCGGATCAGAAGCTGTTCCTCAGCCAAGCGATGCTCGCGCCCGACATTCATGTGAGCGGCGCAACCATCAACGCGGCGAATAACCAGGTGACATTCACCGAGAGCGGTGGCGGCCCAAGCGTCGTGCTCGACCTATCGACGCTGGTGAGCATTTCAGATCTTCAGGTGGCGTCGCCTACTCCTCCGGCCGCGCCGTTTCGTGGGCAGGAATGGAACAACACCACGAACGGGCAGGTTTCCAAGTGGAACGGCACGTCGTGGGTGCAGCTGTTCTAGGGGGATAAATGAGCATCTTTCCAGCCTCCCCAACGAATGGCCTGATCGTCACCGATACGGACGGGACGCAGTACCAGTTCTCGGCAGCATCCAATTCCTGGGTGCTCTATGCGCAGGCCGCTCAGGCGACGGCTAACAAAGCTATCACCAACGCCGCTGCTGCTCAATCGACGGCGAGCCAGGCGGCCAGCGACCTAGCTGCGGAGGTAACAAGAGCTAAGGCCGCGGAGGCCGCTGCCGCTACATCCGCGTCCAATGCTCAATCGACGGCCAACGCCGCCATTGTGCAGGCGACGTTTCAAGTCAGCGCCGCATCCCCTCCGGCCACTCCGTTCGCCGGTCAGGAGTGGCGCGATACGGCCGATGGCTCTGTCTACAAGTTGAACACCGTCTCCTGGATTCAATTCGCATAAGGACACCAACCGATGTCATTCCCGACAGCCCCTACCGATGGGCAAGTTTATACGAGCCCGGACGGAATTGAATACCAGTACGTGCTGGCGAACAATGCGTGGAAGATCTACGCAGTGACGGCTGCAGGCCTCGCCACAGGCGTGCTGACGGCGGCTATGATCGATAGCGCGCTGGGCTACACGCCTGCCGACGTCGCATCTGTACCCACTCTGCCCATCGGGACTGCGGGTATTGCCAACGGTGCCGTGACAGGCCCGAAGCTCGGGCCGATGAACGATTTGTCCGCGGCGCAGATCGAGGCTCTGGCGGCGTCCATGGCCGCTGATGCGACCGCGGATGCGTCTCTGCGCTCAGCCATGGGCAACGCGTTTGTGCATTCCAGCGCGGCGAACAACGTTGATATCAGTTGGTCGGGAACAGCCCTGGTCGCACACGTCGATGGCACCTCGGTGCCCCTGGGTGGGGGTGGAGGTCTCGGCACAACGTGGACGAACGTTGCAGCCAGCCGCGCAATGGGGGTTACGTACACCAACACCAGCGGGAAAATGATCATGACCTCAGTTTCGTTTGGGCAGTCAACCGTTGGGTTCCAGGCGGTGGTGAATGGCCTCGTTATCGGCTCCACTGCTTCCGCTCAGGGATACAATGAGAACAACCTGACATTTCTGGTCCCATCCGGCGCAACATACTCCGCGATCATTACGTCAGGCGGAGGCACCCAAGTGCTCTACCAGTGGACTGAAATGATCTGATAAAATTGAAAGGAGTGATACTCAATGACGATATCAACGCCCGCTACTCCCCCTACCCCTGCACCTGTAACCCCGCCACCCGCGCCGCTGGCGCTCGCCTCGTCCTTTGCCGATATGTATACGAAGGACGCCAAGGGCACCGTGTATTTCCTCTCGGCGCAGGACCAGGCCAACGCCATAAACCGCGGTCTCGACCTGCCCCATGCGTCGCTGCCCAAGATCACGGCAGCCGAGGCCATGGCCCTGACGCAGCCGCCCCCCGTGCCGCTCAAGGAGCAACTCACAACCTACCTCAAGAACAAGTACGGTGCCCTGATCGCGGCCGGCGCCGACACGGCACTTGCGCGCCCGGTGCTGCAAATCGTTCTCTCCGGCATCAATGCCGTCCCCCCAACCATCACCACCACGGCGCAGATCGATAGCGCTGGGTGGCCACCTGCTCTCATGTGAGGAACCGATGAAGATAGATGTGTGGTCTATCTCTGCTTTGCGCGATTGCATCGGCTACGACCCTCAGACCGGCGTATGGCGATCTAGCACGCCGATCATTGGCGCCCGGCATCGCGGATACCAGATCATAGGGTTCATAATTTCCGGCCGCTACAAAACGGTGGCTGCCCATCGCTTGGCATGGGCGATCCACTATGGGGAGTGGCCGAGCACCAATGTTGACCATGTCAACTGCGTGAAGGATGACAATCGGATATGCAACCTACGGCTCGCGACGAAGGCGGAGAACGGGTGGAACACCCCAGCTCCGCGTCGCAACAAGTCCGGCGTCAAAGGTGTGTGCTGGTCAGAGGAGAGGCAGAAATGGTGCGCCATGATCAGCGTGAACAACAAGAAAATCGCGCTGGGTCGATTCGACACCATAGATGAGGCAGCCGCTGCTCGCGCGGTGGCCGCGGAGAGATACCACGGCGAATTCGCGAGGCATAAATGAAGGTTGCTCTTTGGGACATCGAGCGGGTTAAGCCATACGATCGTAACCCGCGCGCCATCAGCGCAAAGGCCGTCGACAAGGTTGCGGCTTCCATCAGAGAGTTAGGGTTCCGCGTCGCAATTGTGGTTGACGCGGATGGCGTGATCATCGCGGGGCACACGCGTCTCAAGGCCGCGCAGCAGCTTGGGCTGAAGCGAGTGCCGGTCACCGTTGGCGACGACCTGACACCCGCGCAGGTGAAAGCGTATCGGCTCGCGGATAATCGGGTCGCTCAGGAATCGGAGTGGCTCGATGACGTGCTCGCGTCCGAACTGGAGGCGCTACAGGCGCTCGACTTCGATCTGGCCATGACCGGCTTCGATCTGGACGAACTGAATAAGCTCCTCCTAACGGAAGACGACCTGGAGCGCGCCGAGGCCACTCCGGAACCGCCCGAGCACCCGCTCTCCGAGCCCGGCGACCTATGGCACCTTGGTGATCACCGCATCATCTGCGGTTCCTCGATCGAGGCCCACGTCGTCGGTCGGTTGCTGGGTAAGGTTAAGCCGCACCTTATGGTCACGGATCCACCCTATGGCGTGGAGTACGACGCTTCGTGGCGCGATGGCGCTGGGCTCGCCAACGGCGCCGACACGGCCAAGGGCAAGGTGTTGAACGACGACCAGGCCGATTGGCGCGAGGCGTGGGCGCTGTTCCCCGGCTCCGTCGCCTACGTGTGGCACGCTGGCGTGATGGCCGACGTCGTCTACCAGTCGCTGAAGGCCTGCAAATTCAAGATCCGGAGCCAGATCATTTGGGTGAATCCCCGCCTGGCGATCAGCCGCGGCGACTACCATTGGCAGCATGAGCCGTGCCAGCCGGCGGGAACTTTGGTGCAAAAAGTTGTAGAAGCTCACGCGACTGAGGTTGGGCGTCAGGGGACGTTCGCAGACATAGAATTGGTCCCAATTGAAACCCTCAAAGATGGCGATCATGTCGTTAGCTATAACGCTTACGAGAGCGTTGTTCGCAAGCGCGGCCGGGCCGTGACTAAGGCGGTGAGGCGCGACTATGACGGGAACATGCATTCTATCCGCGTCGGCGATCTACTCACGCGCGCAACCGCAGAGCATTCATTCACGGTTCGCTTCTCCCCCGACGCGGCAGACATGCACGTTGTGTACCTGATGCGCTCTGGAGAGCGTTGGCGAGTGGGGCGCTGCCGGTTGTTCAACTCTCTGGGATTTGGGCTTGCTGTTCGCCGTCGCCAAGAAGGAGCGGACGCGGCCTGGGTGTTGTCGGCCCATGATGACGCGCAGTCGGCTCAGGTTGCCGAACAGGTCGCCAGCTGTGTGTACGGCATCCCGACAACTTGCTGGGAAGCGTCCGCGCGTCAGCCAGACAAGGTCGACGTGCATCGCAACAAGGATCATGTCGCCGCAATCTATTTGAAGATCGGGCACCATCGCCTTGCTGATGGCGTCTCTCGCCTATTCAGCGATTTCGGCCTCAGCCAACATCGCCCTCTTATCTGCGCAGATGGAGAGAGGTCAAGCCGCTCACAATCAAAGCGTGTAGCCGCTTGTAATTTGGTCCCTGGCATCATGCAGGTTCCAGTTCCGACCGATGGAGACAACTTCGAATGGCGCACCATTGAGTGCGTTGAGTTCGAGCCTTTTGTTGGTGAGGTCTACTCAATCGACGTCGATAAAGACGAGCACTACGTTGCTGACGGCATCGTCACTCACAATTGCGCGTTCGCCTCGAAGTCCCCCAAGGACCAATGGACCGACCGCTTCGATGTCGAGCACGACGATCTCGCCTATGCCGTGAAAGACGGTAACCCGGGTCAGTACCATGGTGGCCGTAAGCAATCGACCACCTGGCACATCGAGCATCGCAAGTCCGAGACGGGCCACTCGACGCAGAAGCCCATCGCCTGCATGCAGCGCCCGATCGAGAACAACTCCACCGCCGGCCAAGCGATCTATGAGCCGTTCAGCGGCTCGGGCACCACCATCATGGCCTGCGAACTTTCCGGCCGCATCGCCTACGCCGTCGAACTCCACCCCCCATACGTCGACGTTGCCCTCAACCGGTGGGCTACCTTCGTTGGTGGTTACGACAAGGTGTTCCTCGAAAAGCCCGACGGCACCCGGGTTCCCTATGCCGACGTTGTGGCCGAGCGCGGCTGGGCACCAGACGCAAAGCCCGAGCCGAAGCCGAAGGCGAAGCCCAAACGCAAAGAGAAGGCCGCATGAACACGCTCCACACGCCCACCACAGCCTCACACACGCCGTCTGAGCCTAACCCGCTGGCCGACGCTGCTGCCGACGTGAAGACGGCCGAAGCGTACCGCGCTCAGTCCCAGGTGCTTCTCGAAAGCGCCAAGGCTGCCTACGCCGATGTGCGGAGTATCCCGCTCATGGAAGATCTGCCCGACGGCAGAGTTCGGATCAACAAGCGGGTTGCGACCAGCAGAAAGGCCCTGCAGCAGGCCGAGCACCGCTTCAACGTCGCGCTCGACCTCGTAAAGCAGGCCAAGCGCAACCTTGCTCGCATCAAGCGCCTCGCAGGCCCAGCCCCGGAGATCGTATCGTGACGCAGTTCCTCACCGCCATGCGCCCGTTCATTCAGACGGTATCGCTGCTGTTCGCCCTCCTAGCTGCCATCAAGGGGCTGCAAGACCTCGTGCCGGCGCTATCGTTCATCCACATCAGCGGCACGGCCCAGGGCTACGCCATCATCGCAGGGGGCATCGGCATCGCCGCCTGGGGAGGTGGTCGTGGCTGACGCCGTCGATGGCCAACTGATTGAACTCGGGCGCTACAAGTCGCTTGAATCCGCCGCCTCCGCTCGCGCAGTAGCCGATGCGCGCTACTTTGGAGAATATGCGAGGAAACCATGAGCAAGCCTCAACGCAAAACGCAGGCCGAATATGGCCGTCAGGGCGGCAAGACGCCCCCAGCCGATGGTAAGCGGCGCGGCCTTAAGAAGGGCGCTAAGCTGGACAAGAAGCCGCCTCCGCCTCGCATGCCAGATGCGGTTCTGGAGGCGAAGAAAACCGGCAGGCCGCCCAAGCTGCAGGCCGACGAAAGCACGATTGCCATGGTTGAGGGGTTGTCGGGCATCGGCAGCACCGACGAGGAAATCGCGTCGATGCTCAACGTGAGCACCGCAACGCTCTACGCGTTTCTAAAGGCCAACAAAAGCGTTCTGGAGGCCCGCGAACGCGGCGGGATGAAGTTCCGTATCTCCATTAGGCGCAAGCAGTTCTCGATGGCTGACAAGAACGCCAGCATCTTGATTTGGCTCGGGAAGCAATACCTCGGGCAGAAGGACGTCGTAGAGGTCACCAATGAGGACGGACCAAACCGCACCGAGGCTCTCGCGAGTGATCGCGCCCGAGCGCTTGAGCTCGCTGAACGCCTCGGATTGGGCTCTCCTGCGGAGGACGTGGGAGGAGGAACGCAGAACGCGGGCGCGCGCAAGCTACCGGGAATTTCTGAAGTCAATTGACCTCCCGGGCGCTCCGCTCGATCCCGACGACCCTGAGTGCGAGACGTTCTACCCCGTCCGCATTCGCCCGGCAGCCCACCACGATCTTCTGATCGACGTGATGGAGGCCATGGTTGAGGGCGGCGTGCAAACCCCCAGCGGCATCGTCAAGCGGGTCATGTTCTTCCTGCCGCCTGGTGCGGCCAAAAGCACGTATGCCTCGGTTGGCTTCCCGCCGTACTTCATGGGCCGCAAACCGCGCCAGCAGATCCTGGCCTGTTCGTTCGAGCAGTCTCTGGCGCGCTCGTTCGGCCGCCGTTGCCGTTCGGTGGCGAAGAGCGAGGATTTTCGCGATATCTTCGGCATCGGCCTCTCTGCGGAAACCAGCGCCGCGGACGAGTGGGATCTGCAGAACGATAGCGGCTATCTCGGGCGGGGCATCCGCGCCGGCATCACGGGCCGCCGTTGCGATGTCGGCATCATCGACGACCCCGTGCGCAACCGTGCTGACGCAGACAGCGAGGCGATCTCCACCGCGACGTGGGAGGAGTACAACTCGTCGTTCCTCACCCGGCTGAAGCCGGACGCGTGGCAGATGCTCATTCAGACGCGCTGGAGTCATCTCGATCTCGCTGGGCGGCTTCTTCCGGACAACTACGACGGACGCACCGGCATCGCGCGCTGTAAGGACGGCCATTACTGGTACGTCGTGAACCTGCCGATGATTTGCGAGCGCCGCGACGATCCCTTAGGGCGCGCTCCCGGCGATCTCCTCTGGCCGGAGTGGTTCAAGGCCGAGGATATGTTCAAGATCCGCGATAACCCCGCGCGCGCTCGCGATTGGGCCTCGCTCTACCAACAGCGTCCGTCGCTCGACGAGGGCCTGTTCTTCAAGAAGGAATGGTTCGGCTGGTATCCCGTCGTGCCGGAATACTGCCGCTTCTATGGCGCGTCGGACTTCGCCATCACGTCCAACGGCGGCGACTGGACCGTGCACCTGGTCTTCGCCGTGTGTCCGGTGGGAAACATCTACATCGTCAAAGTCTGGCGCCAGCAGTGCACAACCGACGTCGGTGTCGACGCCATGCTCGATCTGATGCGCGACTACGACACCCTGAATTGGGCAACCGACCGCGACCAGATCGTCAACTCGATCGGCCCGTTCATCCGCCGCCGGATGGAGGAGCGCAAGATCTACGGCGCCATGGAGCAGTTCTCGATGGGGCGCCAGGACAAGGCCATGCGCGCCCGGTCCTTCCAGGGCCAGCTTGCCCTCGGCGCCACCGGCCCCAAGCGCGTGTTCCTGCCGACAATCTCCGTCGATGCGAGCCACCCCTGGGTCGAGGAGTACGTGCGCGAGCTAACCCAATTCCCGACCGCCGCGCATGACGACCAGGTGGACGCCTCGGGCCTCGTCGGGCGCTTGCTCGACTCCATGGTCGAAGGCCATATTCCCCCGCCCGCCGTCGTCAACCACCTGGACGACTACGTCGAGCCCGGCCGTAGCGATGCACCCGATAACGACTGGCAGACCGTGTGATGCCTGGGGATGGGTGGCGATCGAACCTCGACTTGCGCTCGAGAATGTGGAATAAATTTCCACAAAATGGAGGGCGCATCATGTTCGATATCATCGACCAAACTGGCCGGCTTCTTGGGAAGGTGGCGGGGCAAGTCGCAGCAAGGTACGGCGTGCCGTCGGAGCTTCGTCCGGTGGTCATTCCCATGCTGTCGGAGGCACCCGCTCTTGCGGTGGCTGATCCCGCAGCGACTGTAAACCATCAGCTTGTCCGGTTCCGATGGGTGTCCGTTCGTCACGAGGCCTCCGAGGGCGCTCATGTGCAACTTTGGTTCCTGATGGCCGATGGTCAGCTGCCGGAGAGCCTATGGCGCTGTGACGGCTTCCTGCGGCTCGATGGCCTGTTCGATCCGGTGCCTACCGCGCAGGACTACGGCGCCAACGTCGTGCCGCTGAAGCGCCCCCGGCAGGTGCGCGACATCCTGCACATGGCTGGTGATGAAGGGGGCGGACCTTGATCTACGGCTCCGTCTGCTCCGGCATCGAGGCTGCGTCCGTCGCCTGGCATCCGCTCGGTTGGCGTCCGGCGTTTTTCAGCGAGATCGAGGCGTTTCCGCGCGCGGTCCTGAAGCACCACTATCCGCACGTACCGCTGCACGGCGATTTTACAACGATTGGGGCCAACGACTATGCAGCTATCGATGTTCTCGTCGGAGGCACCCCGTGCCAGTCGTTCAGCATCGCCGGTCTCAGAGGCGGATTGGATGACGAGCGTGGTAACCTGGCGCTCGAATTTTGCCTCCTGGCTCGCCGCCTGCGCCCCCGCTGGGTCATCTGGGAGAACGTCCCCGGTGTGCTCAGCATGGACCGGGGAGGGGCTTTCGCCTCCATCCTCGGAGGGCTGGCAGAATGCGGGTATGGTCTCGCCTACCGAGTGCTGGACGCTCAGTTTGTCCGAGTGGACGGGTTTGGCCGGGCTGTCCCTCAACGACGACGGCGTGTGTTCGTTGTCGGATGTGCTGGAGACTGGCGACGTGCCGCAGCGGTACTATTTGAGCGCGAGAGCCTGCTCGGGAATTCTCCGCCGCGCCGCCAAGCGGGGCAAAACCCTGCCCCCACTCTTAGCGCGCGCACTAAGGGCGGTGGCGGACTTGGAACCGACTTCGACTGCGACGGAGGATTGATCGCGAGCGATGTTGCGCCGTGCCTGCGGGCGGGCGGAAACTCTACAGGCGGTGATAGACCATATGGCACCGACGCTGATACGTGCGACAGCTTGCTCGCATTCGGCGGTAACAACCAAGCCGGTCCGATCGACGTAGCGAACGCGCAGACCGCGCACGGCGGCTCGGGGCGTTTTGACTTCGAGAGCGAGACGTTCGTGGCCGTGGCTGGCACACTCGACACGGCAGGAAACAAGGGCGGCACGACACAAGATGCGTTTGCGGGCCGACTGTTGCCGGTTGTCTTCGACGAGACCCAGATCACCAGCGCCGCCAATCGCAGCAACCCGGCGCAGGGAGATCCGTGTCATCCGATCCCAGCCCACGGCCGCGCGCCGACGCTGGCCTACCGCACTACGGGGAATGACGGCTGCTACGAGACCGGCGACGTCACGGATTGCCTGAATACGGGCAGCGATCCGGCTGCTATTACGTTGTTAGAGTTTTCGGGAGAATGCCATGCCTGCCCATCGCAAACCGACTCCGGAGCGCTATTGCGTGGAGTGCGCAGCGCGCTTGGAGAGGAAGCGTTTGCCCAATGGGGACTTGGAATACTTGATACACTTCAATCGCCGGAAATTCTGCGATCAGCGCTGCATGGCAGCGAACTTCGACCAGCGGCATTCTCCAGACGTTGGGTGGTCTACTGCGCATTATCACGCGAGGAAGATCGTTCCGCAGGGGCCGTGCAATCGCTGCGGGAATCCTTTGGCGAGAGATGTCCACCACAAGAATGGCAACCATCTCAACAACTCGCCCGAGAACTTGGAGCGTATTTGTCGGAGTTGTCACAACGAGGAGCACAAGCCGAAAGGCTCATGCACGATCTGTGGGAAGCCGCAGAAGGGGTTAGGCTACTGCGACAAGCACTATCAGCGGTTCAAAAAGTACGGCGACCCGCAAGCAGTGAAGGTAAATCAACACTCACCAGTTGGCAGGTCAGAAGATTGACGGTCGAAGAGTGCGAGTTTTTGCAGGGCTTCCCGCGAGGATATTCTGCGGTTCCCTACCGCGGCAAGCCCGCCGCCGATGGCCCACGCTACAAAGCGCTCGGTAACTCGATGGCTGTCAACGTCATGCGCTGGATCGGGCGCCGGATCGAAATGATGGAGAGCGCACCGTGAGCTTGCCCCTTCTGCGCCGTCCATCGGGTCTGCTCCCGCCCCAGCAGCAGCGCGTACTCGACTTCGTTCGCGCCGAGATCGACGCCGGTCGCGGGTTCCCGTCTAACAAGGCCATTGCGCTGCACATGGGCTGGAAGAACGAGGCTAGCGCTTACGGCTGCCTGGCGCGTCTCACCCGGCGCGGTGCCGTTGTCGTCGTCGGCAACCAGCGGCGCGAGCTTGTCGACCCCGACACTAACTAGCAACCCGAAAGGAACACCATCGGACTTGCCGTTCTAGCCCTCGCTGATGGTCCCATCGCGTAGGGACTTGAGGAGGCGCTGGAGCCGTCCTTCCTTTCGCCGCTGGTAGGCATCAAACCCTGCCGCGGCGCTTTCGCGTTCGGACCGTGCCTTCGACAGCCCCGGGAAGATCAGGTTCAGCCAGAACTCACGCATCGGTCATTCTCCCCAGCCGATTGTCGGCTCTCCGTCGTGCAGGTGGTCCCATAGATACCAGGCATGGATGGCACTGGGTCCGCCCAACGGCTTGAGCCCGGCAACCTTGCGCCTGGCGTTTTCCTCCGCTGGATCGAACCACACGATTCGACGGGTGAGCGTGACCTTCTTAGCAAAGATCGGGCAGTCTGCGAACAGGTGCCGGCGCGTCTTGGCGTGGTCGAAGTCGTTGCTCAGCAGCATGGCAACCCGGCCACCGCCCCCGAATTGGAGTGTGAGGGCACGCTCGACGAAGGCTTGCGCCATGCAGTACGGCGGGTTGGTTATGATGTCGACTCGGCTCGGCGAGGTGAGCGGAGAATTGAGCGGTCCCTGCCGCATGAAGTCGAACTCCGGCCCCATCGCGATATCGGTGCCGACGACCGAGGTGATGCCGTGATCCTTGAGCGCTCTGATGATGGCGCCGTTACCGCAGGCTGGCTCCCACACCGATTCGATGTCCGGCATGTGCGGAATGAGGGCGAGCGTCACCCAGGTCGGCGTGGAATACAAATCTAGAGGTTTCCGGGCGTAGTCAGAGTTGCGTTGGGCCATGGGCTTTCCCCCTCACGGTGCGTGCTCTCACCCAGGTGTCGAGGTCGGCTGGCGTATAGATGCAAGCTTTGCCGGATTTCGTCATTGCAGGCCCCTTCCCCAAGCACTCTAACTTTGCCAGCGTCTGCACGCCGAGATTTATGCAATGCCGTTCGCGCAAGTATTGAGAAGCCTCCCGTCGCCCCATGCGGTGTGGATCTGGCCTCCGCTCCGGCCCCGGCGGGAATTCGATGCGAAATGGGGCTGTGGCCAGAGCTATCGCAACGTCGATTTCCGCGGCCAACGCGGCACGGGCAGCGCCCTCGACAGCTTTGTTGCTCATGACGATCCAGCGGGCCGCGATTTCTGCTCCCCTACTCATCGCTTCGTCTCGCAATGTTTGCATGCCGCGGAGCCTTCATGCCCTCACCCTCCCGCGGCTGGGCCTGTACTGAACCACCACCGGGCGCACTGACGCTGGCGACGGCAGGCCATCGACTTCGCTGATCTGCCGCTTGTGTACAGTGATCACATCGCCGCTCGTGAGCCGGACGACGGCCCAACTCACTCCGCCATCTGGGTCATCGTGAAGGTATTCGCCGCGCTGGCCGTTGAGCCACTTGAGCTTGCTCGCTATCCGAACTCTCATGTTAGTCCCTGCTCCATCTGTCATAGTCATAATCCTCCCGGCATGACGTGCACTCACATGTGTTGTGCCCTGTCGGCCGCCGTCTCTCACGCAACCACGCCAAAATTCGCCTCATCATCGCCGCTCTCCGCTTGGCACCGTGATGTCGATGACCTGAACACCGAACCCCGCGCTGTGCAGCGCATCGAGTATCGTCGCGGAGAAGTCGCGGGGCTTCTGCAGGCTCGATGCGGCGTCAGCATAGATGCTCTCGATGATGCCGTGCAGGCGGCGCTGCTGGAGGGGCGTCATGGGGTGCTCCTATTGGACCTGAATGGTGAGGTAGACGCACTGGCCGTTGTTCAGCCGGATCACGAGGCCTTCGTCGGTGGTCAGAACCCCGACTTCCTCGAATGTGCGGATGCCCTGGATCTGCGGTGCTGTCTCGTCGCCAGCTTGATCGGCCAGAGCCTCGTTGATCTCGTCGCGCTGATCGTGGAGGATCATGTCCAGGATGCGGGCGATCAGGGTGTCGTCTATGCGCGCTAGCGTGGCCATGCTCGTCTCCGTTGTCTGGCTTGGTAGCCTGATGCCCACCCATGATGGGGAAAATCCTTCCACATTGCAACTGGAGAAACGCCCGCCACCAGCAAATGTGGATAAATATTCCATATTCGTTGCCACACCCTTCCGTGCAATTGGCGCTGTCGGATTGACGACGGCTCGAAAGCTGCCCACGCATGGGCATCCCTGATCGGAGCCGCACCGCTTGTTCAATCAGCAGCCACAGCCGCAACCCCCTTCCATGCCGGGACCACCGTCTGGCGGGGATGCGCTTGCGCAGCTGCAGCAGGCTCTTGCCTCCGCCGGAATCAACCACGACCCCATCGATATGGACCCGATGGCCGATGCTGATCCGCAGAGCGAAGTGGCGGGCATGTTCGGCATCGAGGCGCAGGGCGGCCCGTCTGTCGGCTCAAGCGGCGCGGCCATGGACCGGGTCGCCAAGGGCAACCAGTACACCGGCGGCGAGGACGGCTTGCCCGGCTCCCGCCTGGTCGAAATGTATCAGGCCTGGATTGCCACGAAGCTGCCTGAGCTGGTCAATCAGTTGGGGTACGAGCGGTACTATCACGGCAAGCAGTTCACGCCCGAGCAGCTGGCCATCTTTGCCCGCCGGTCCCAACCGCCAACCTATTTCAACGAGCTGCGCAAGAAGGTCGATTCGTACATCGGTATCGAGCAACGCCTTCGGCGCGATCCGAAGGCTCAGCCCCGCACGCCCAAGCACGAAGGCGACTGCGATGCGGCGACGGCCGCCTTGCGCGAGGTCCACGACCAGAATCGCGCGCCGATCCTGTTTAGCGAGGCAGGCCGCGACTTCTTCGTTCGTGGCATTGGCGCTATGTGGCAAGGCGCCGAGCAAAAGGGCTTCACCAACAAGGTCGAATTGAAGAACCGGCGCATTCCGGCAATCCAGTTCATCTACGACCCGCGCTCGATGGATTGGGACTTCGCCGACGCCAAGTTCCTTGGCGAGTGGACGTGGATGGATATCGAGGACGCCGAGGAGCTTTTCGACAAGCTCGGGCGGCCCGACAGCGCCGACATGATGCGCTCGCTCTCCGGCCTTGGCGATCCGACCCGCTCGGGCGGCGTTCCAGGCGAGTGGTCCCGCGTCAAGTCAGAGTGGTGGTCGTCGGTCCTTGGCCGCGTCCGCATCGTGCACCTGTACTATCGGTACAAGGGCCAGTGGCGGTGCTGCTACTTCTGCGGCGCGATCAAGCTTTACGACGAGCCTTCGCTCTACGTCGATGAAGACGGCGAGACCTACTGCCCTATCATCGCTTCCTCGTGCAACGTCGACGAGGGCGGCGAGCGCTACGGCGTCGTCAAGGACCTGATCCCCATTCAGGACGCCATCAACGCCCGCCACTCGCGTCTGCTGTGGATGATGTCCGTCCGGCAGATCATCGCGGATAAGGGCGCCGTTGACGACGTGAACCACGCCCGCGAGCAAGCCAAGCGCCCAGACGGCGTGATCATGCTGAACCCCAGGGGCAAGGACGGCATCGACAAGAAGTTCCAAATCGTCACGCTCGATTCGGAGATCGCCGGGCAGGCGAAGCTCTTGGAGGTCGCTGTCTCGCAGATGGCGAACTACGGGCCGAACCCCGCCATGATGGGCGAGGGTCAGGGTACCGAGTCGCAGTCTGGCCGTGCGATCCTGGCAAAGCAGAATGCCGGCATGACGGAAATGTCGCCGATCTTCGAGCGCCACCGCGAGTTCAAGATCACCAGCTACCGCCGCAACTGGCTTCTCGTGCGCCAGTTCTGGACCCAAGAGCTATGGTTCTCCGTCACCGACGACGACAAGGGCTTCAAGTTCATCGGCATCAACCAGCCGGTGCAGGACCCCCAGACCGGCCAGATGACGATCCGGAACGACGTTGCTCAAATGGACGTCAATATCATCATCGAGGAAGGCCCCGACACCGTCACCATGAACGAGGAGCTTATGGACAAGCTCGCTCAAATGGGGCCGACCGCGCTGACCCCGATGGGTAAGATCCTGATCACGCTCTCCGGCGTGCCGAACAAAGACCGGCTGTTTGCTCTCATCGATGAGGCAACCGCGCCCAATCCGCAAGCCGTCGCCATGCAGGCGAAAATGGCCGAACTCGAAGCGCTGCTTGCTGCCGCCAAGGTCGACAGCGAGATTGCCAAGGGCGAGAAGACGCGCGCCGACGCCATGGCGCAGCTGGTCGCCTCGATGGCCACGCCGCAGATGTTCCAGGAGTTCCCGATCGTCTGGGGATCGCCCACCATCGTCTCGCAGATGGGCGGCCCCGGAAACCCGAACTCAACCATGAATGCCTTTATGAACCCCGTGGGCGTGGCCCTTCCTGGCGCCCCGGGAATGCCGCCAGGTGGTCCTGCACCGCCATCTGGCGGCCCTCCATTGCCGCGGGCGGCTATGCCCCCGCCCCCACCCGTTCTTCCCGGCCAGGCGCCGCGCCTTGGCCAACCCGGCGGCATGCCTGTTCCGCCCCAGGATGGCCCTGGCGCGCCTGGACCCGCACTCGCAACCCGATAGGAGCATTCCATGCAGCCCCCCCTCAAAGGCCAGCCGACGAAGCCCAAGCCCATGGTTGGACCCCCCGCTGGCGAAGGCGTCGGCAATCCCGGCGGGCCGCCCGACAACGACGACCAGCGCATGCGTGGCGGCAAGGCCAAGATGAAGGGCCTCCGCCTGCCGGCGCCGTCCGTCTCGCCCGTCGACAACGCCTTCCGCAAGCCGTCGCCGGGGGCGGGTCCAAGCGCGGCGCCACCGACGATTCCTGGCAAGTAGCCGTGGCAGACGCGAATGCCTTCTTTGGCCCGCGGAGCGATGACGAGCAGTACGAAAGCTCCGCGACGCTGCCCTTTCCGCTCAGCCTCTTGTTTTAAGGGTGAGCGGGATCTGATGGCGTCAAGGACTTTGCCGGACGGCTCTCCTCCCCCCGGCGACGAAGAGCGTCCATAAGGTCGTCTCGCGTCAACGCCTGAAAGCCTTCGTGCTGGCGATCCGTCATGGCCAGGAGCGTAGCGGCAGCGGAGCACTCTCCGGCACCGCTCAGGTATGTTGCCGCATCCTGGCGGACCATGAACATGATTTCCACGACGGCTCTATCGATCGCCGCCAGCATCACGTCGTCGGCGTCCAGCCGCGCTTTGTGCACGACAAGGCGCGTATAGGTTCGGATGTCGGACATACTCATGTCGGTGCTCCGTTGCTGGGGTCGTCATTGTAGTACGGCGGCCGGGCGCAGGCTACCCTTGCGGATCGGACCACGCGTTGACCGGCGCTCGCGGGTAGCCCTCTCCAGCCCACCTCATGATCACCGCGTGCTGGCCGTGGTGGCACGTCGAAAGGTCGTCGCTCAACTCCCAGCCGACGCTCTCGTAATCGGCTACCCGCGTGTGCGGCACAAACCGCAGCCAAGTGAAGCCATCTGTCGGCATGTCAGTCTTCCTCGAAAACGTACGGTTGATTTGTGCGGTTCAACACCTGCCGCGCCTCGATGATCGTGGTCATTTGCCGGATCAGATCGTCTAGGTTCTCGTTCTCTTGCTGCAGCTTGGCCACCGTCTTTGCGATGGCAGCCTTCTGCGTGTCGATGCGGTCGGCTAGATCGTCCATCGACTCAAACTCGATCCCGTTGGCTGCCTCCGGCGGCGCTGGGTCCGGCGCGAGACGCCTGGTCACAAGGTTCGGCATCCTCATGGGCTGGCACCGATCGGCTGCTCTCGGTTGCGCCGCTCAATCTCGCGAAGGCCTTCTTTGATCATGGTCTTGGGCAGGGAATTCGGACGCAGTCCCTCCAGGTGCCTCTGTCGGGCCTTGACGTGGGCATCGTAGCGCGGCCCGTTCGAGCGGTGCCAGTTGCAATGGGCGCAGGCCATGCGGATGTTCTCGATCGTGGTGCGCCCGCCCTTCGACCGTTCGATGATGTGGTCGGCCGTCGCCTCATCGGGCGGAACCGGCTGCTGACACCAGAAGCAGCACGCCCCCTGCTGCCGATACCAAAACTCTCTGATCCTCTTGATCTTCTTCTGCTCAACCGTGCACATTATGCTGCCCTCCTAAATCCTGGCTCCCTCATGATCCCGCTCAGCCCGGCGACCTTCTCGGTTAAGCTTTCCGGGATCTCGACTTGCATTTCGGCTCGCGTCATCGCGACATAGAACAGCCGTAGTTCTTCATCGAATTTTCCGGCGGCGAAGTTTGCTCGCGATGCCTCTCCGTCGATGGTCACGTTGCGCAGGAAATCGTCTTCGAGCCGGACCTTGCCCCACTCGCGGCCCTTGGATTTGTGCCCGGTGCTCATGATCACGTTGGCGTTGGCTTCGCTTGTCGGGAGCCCCGTCAGGGCCTTACGCAGCCCATCGACGCCATGCTGGTCGATCAGCCGGACCCAGCGGCGCAGTTCCTGGCCGTCTTCGCGCTCGCTGGCCTCCTGAACCTCACCCCAGTGGGAGAACCCGAACAGTTCGAGCGGGTACTCTACCGGCTGGCCGCGCATCAGCTTCTCGCTGCCGTCGACCATGGCGAGGATATCATTCACTCCGCCCACTACCATCGGCCGCAAGCCGGTTTGGATGTAGTCGATCAGGGCCTCGATCAAGCGGCCATTCGTGCGGAACAACTCCGCGTCGGGAAGCTCCACCGGCCCGACCATGCTTGCCATGTTCGGGTTGCCGCGCAAGGGCAGCGTTTCGCCCAGCAGCCGCAGCACGTCGGTCGCTTCGTCGGCGATGGCTTGCCCGAAGCGGAACGACATCGAGAGCCGCGCTTCTTGCTCGCATGGGAGTTCCTTCATCGCGTTCATCGCCCCGCGCCATTGATAGATGGAGTTGTGCGTCACGAAGCCGTTTGCGATGTAGGTTTTGACGTTGGCAACCTCGATCGAGTAGACGATGCCGCTAAACGGGATGCGCTCGACTTTGATGGGAGCCATATCCGGGCGCCCGTGCCCACGCTCTGAGCCACTGATGAAGTTCATTCCATCCATAAGATTGCAGGCGTGGATTTCGGTGACTCGGCGATTTTTCAGGTTTGCCGCGCCCTTCCTCCAGATTGGGTATTCGAGATGCCGGCCATGGGCATTTAGAGCAGCGATGGCATTGTGCGTGAGATCGCCCAACGCGGAAAATACGGCGTCTATGTATGCCTGATCGCCGTTGCGATTGGCGGATCTGGACTTTGCCATGCTGTCTTTGAACATGATAACTGGAAGTCCGAATTTTGCAGCCGTGACCGCCTCTGCGATGCGCGCCTCCCGATCACTGTCGTGAATACTGAGAACCCACACTTTCTCAGCGCCCTCGTTAGATGCTCGGGCCATGAATCCGAGTTGCCCATGCTGGGATGTGTAGCCAGCCTGTGATTTACCGATCCGGAACGAACCTCCTTTTCGCATCAAATAGACGACGTGCTTGCCTTTTAGGCCGCCATTGATCTTGACGACGCATCGGTGGTTTGGCGTGAAGTCGATGACCTTTCCTCCAACAAAAACGCGGACGAGGTTGCCTGAAAATTGACGGCTAGCCACCCTGGTGACGAGGTCGCCGTCGGCCCGCAGATGCCGCCCGCTGATGTTGTACGAGACGACGCGATCGCCTCTCTTGATCCGCTCGATCGGCACGCTCTCCCATTCCGCACGTGCAGAAGTCGCGCCCTTGGCCTTGGCTCCACTGGTCGATTTCTTCGTGACAACGGCCACCATCGTGCCCGCCGGTTGGCATTGGTGCGCATCGCCGACACACGCAGTCTGGGCCTGCTGATTTTTTAAAATCCCGAGCACGACTGGATTCGTATCCTGAGCCTCGTCGAGCACCAGGAAGTCGCACGGGATCTCCGGCCGCTTCATCGCCCATGCCTTCAGGTATCCGTCGTGCCCAAGCGGCAATTCGTGCCTGGGGTCGATCATCTTCTCCCAAACGTCGCGGGCGTCCTTGGCGATGCGGAAGGCCACCTGCTTGGCCAGATCATCGGTCAACGTGGAAAGCTTGCCGTCGAGCGGAACGTCGAACCACATCACCTGGGGGCGGTCGGAGCGCATCCAGCGCTTTAGGGTTTCTACGATCAGAAAGGCGTGCTGGCGGCCACGAACCACCATGCCAGCCCCGTAGTCCTGCGAGTTGATGCGGAGCTTGGCGGCGACGAATCCGCCGTTCAGCGATCCCGTCAGCTTCTCGGTGGAGTAGGCGTCCCGCATGGAGCGGAAAGCCATCCCGTGCGTCGTCTGGCACGAAACGTTGCGAGGGAAGCTCTTGGCCGCGTCCTCCGCGATGCTCTTGTTGAAGCACATCATCACCCCGGCACGCGAGGTCGATCGGGATAGCAGCTTCATCGTGCTGGTCTTGCCCGAACCCGCAAAGGCTCCGATGCGCAGGCTCTTGCCGGTGGCGAATTTTTCGAGCGCTTCGCTCTGCTCTTTCGTTGGCGTCATGGTCGATCCCCTTGGTTAGGTGCCTGGTGGCGACCCGACCATTACTCGAATGTGGAAATATTTTCCATATCTATTCCGCCACTCTGTCGCTTTTTCCACTCTCGTCGGATTGACGCTGCTCTCTCGCGCTGATTTTGCTCAGCTATGCCGCGTTTCTGGCAGATGTTTCACATGAAACAATTTTCCGTTTTGTTGGGTTCCGCGTTCCACCCGGTCGGCTCCGGGTGTCTGGATGTAATGCGTCGCCGATCCGGGCTGGCCTCACGACACGAGGCTCCGCGCCGCTTGAGCGGGCTCCCCCAAGCAAGACGGCACCCCGCCGAGAAGGGGCAAAACTTGACGTGATCGACGCAACGAAAGGCGCGAGAAATGACCGGAACTGCCACCGTCCCCTCGGTTGAAGCTTCACAGGCGGCCCTTGTGGCTGCTTTTGGCGGCGACAACCTCCCAGCTGGCCACCAGAGTGGCCCTTCACCGACCCCCGATGACAACTACGGCGCATTTGGCGCTCCCGCTGGCCAGCAGGAGTACGAAGGCCAACCGCAGGGACAACAGGGGGCGCCGTCGCAAGAGCAGGGTGGTGACCAAGGCCTAGTCCCGTCGTTTCGTCTCCGTGAAGCAACCGAGCGCGCACGTACTGCAGAGACGCAGTCTCAGCAGCTACTTGCCGCGCTCAACCAGCAGGCGGCTCAAATTGCCGAACTGCGGGGCTTCGTTCAGGGGGCCGCACAGGGGCAGCAACCGGCACCAGCCGCTGCACCGGACTTCCAGATCCCGGACGTCATCCAGGACCCGCTCGGGTACGCCCGAACCATCCAGGCTGTCGTTCGGCAAGTAGCTGAAAGCACGATCGTTGGCATGCTTGGGCAGGCCCGCGGTGAGATCGTAAACCTCAAGCTCGATATGTCCGACTCCATCGCGGAGGCGGTCTATGGGCGCGATCTCATCAAGGCAGCAACGCATGCCGCGGTGGCGGCTGGTCTCAAAGACTCGTTCATGGCGCGGCCTAATCCCGTCGTCGCGGCGTGTCAGTGGTACCAGACGCAGGTCACAACGCAGAAATATGGCGGCTCCCCCGACGCGGTGCGTCAGGCGGTGTTCCAGGAATTGCTGCAGGACCCGAACGCTCTCGCTCAGCTGGTCGCTTCGGCCCAAGGCAAACCACCGCAGCAGCGCGCTCCGGCCGGTCAGCAGCCCCCCACCAATCCGCCGCGCTTGCCGCCATCGTTCGGGGGCGTACCCCGCACCGGAACGCTGCCGGCAGCACCGCCGCCTGACACCAAGGCTTCCCTGGCCACCATGTTCGATCAGCGCAAGAACGCGCGGCTCGGCGTGGACCAGGGGCAGCGTCAGACGGCCTAATCTGAACCGCTTAGGGGAGCACCCATTCTATGTCTTACGCAGTAGGCTACGGCACTGAATCCTTGAACCCGTCAGGCTTCAATCTGCCGCTGTTCAAAACGACGTATATGACTGAATACGTTCGTACAAATCGCTTTAACAAGTATATGGGCATGGACGCCACCATGCCCATTCAGATCGACGTGCAGCTGAAGAAGGGTGGTCAAAATATCACCTTCCCGATCATGGGCCGTCTGCAGAAGCGCGGCGTTGCTGGCAACATGCCGCTCGCGGGCCGTGAAGAAGACCTGGCGCGGTTCTCGCACAACGTCACGGTTGAGTACTTCCGTAACGGCGTGCTGCTCACCGAACGCGACGAGCATATGACCTTCGCCAAGGCGCTGCCGCAGGTTCGGCCGCACTTGATGACCTGGTCGAAGGAGCAGCTTCGCGACGCGATTATCGACGCGATGTTCTCCGTCTCTCCCGGCGTCACCATCCTGCCGTCGCTGGTCAACCCGGATGCGACGCAGGTGCTCCCGGGCGATCCGGCCCCGGTCATTATCTCGAGCCAGGCCTCTCCCGCCCAGCTCAACACCTGGACCACGAACAACGCCGACCGCATCGTGTTCGGTGGCGCTTCGACCAACCTTGCCGCCGGCAATTTCGCGACCTCGATCGGCAACGTGAACGCGGCGACCGATATGTTCGGCGCCCACATTGTCGACCGCATGAAGATGGCGGCCGAACTGGCCAACCCGCACATGACGCCCATCGAGATCGGTGACGACGGCGAGGAATATTGGGTGATCTTCTGCGATCCCTTTACCTTCGCTCAGGCGCAGTACGATCCCGACATTCTGGCGTTCAATCAGAACGCGCGGGCTCGTGAGGGCTCGGGTTGGAACAAGAACCCGATGCGCACCGGCGGCGACCTGGAATGGAACGGGTGCATCATCCGTAAGATCCAGGAAATGACCCCGATCGGTGCCGGCACCATCCCCGGCGTTGCCGGTGCCTACGGCCGCGCCATCCTGGTCGGCGCGCAGGCCATCGCGGTCGGTCTTGGCATGGATGCCGACTTCCGCGAACGCAAGGACGACGACTACGGGCACCTGAAAGGCATCGGAATCACGGAATGCCGCGGGTGCAATAAATTCCAGCGCAACATGCAGGGCGGAAACTATATCGACAATAGCTGTGTAACTGCCTTTGTTAAGCTTGGCTAACCCCCAATAGGAATATACATTGTGTTCTCCTGATTTAAGAAGGAGGCCACAATGGCAAGATCGATACCAGACATGATTGGTCGCCGCTTCGGGCGCTTAACGGTCGAAGCGGCGGCTCCCAAGGCTCCAGACGGAAAGGCGCGTTGGCTGGTGCGGTGTGAGTGCGGCGGGGCAAAGGAGGTTCGTCACTCAAACCTGCCTAGGTCGGTAAGCTGTGGATGTGATCTGTTCGATCGCAACAGTGCGGCTCACACGGTTCATGGCCATGGTCGCAAGGGTAAGCGCACTTCTGAGTACAACACGTGGCTTGGCATGATTGCCCGGTGTCACAACCTTAATAGTAAGGATTACGGGAGATATGGCGGTCGCGGAATCAAGGTGTGTCCAGAGTGGCATGGGCCGGAAGGCTTCCAGCGATTCATCGACCACATTGGTCCTAAGCCAGGACCTGGTTACTCGGTGGACCGCAGCGATAACTCGCGCGGGTACGAGCCAGGTAACGTATCGTGGTCAACGCCTAATGGGCAGGCCATCAACCGCCGGTCGTCTCGCGTCCTTCAGTATCAAGGCAAGTCGCAGACGATCGCGGCTTGGGCTCGTGAAATTGGCGTTTCTCAAGCCGTTATATCGTTGCGTTTGAAGGCGGGCTGGCAAGTAGCGCGAGCCCTTACGGAACCGGCGGGTCCAACTGGACCCAAGCCTAAAAAGGAGCGGTCACTCCCATGACGAACCAAACCACTGTTACCTACGTCGGCATTGCTGGCGATCGAAGCACGCCCCCCGAGGTTCAAACGCTCGGGCATCACTTCAAACTGAACGTGCCGCTACCCGTTCCGGGTGGCGCTGGCGATCCCATCATCGAGAAGCTTCGCCGCAATCCGTCGTTCAAGGTCGACGGCCTGCCGCCCATCGACATCGCCCAAGAGAACCAGCAAATTCTTGCATCCGCCCGCACCCGTGTCAGCACGGCGGATGCCGACTTCAACCGCCGCATCAGCGAGGCGCGTCAGGCCGCTCAGGCGAAAACGTCCGCGCTGGTCGGCGATGCGCTCGCGACCCATAATGCGGCAGAGGCCAGGCGCCTTTCCGAGGAGCAGGAGCGCGCGAAGAAGCGAGCCGAGCTTACGCAGGCGCAGCTGGCCTCGTCTCAGGCCATCCAGCAGCCCAAGGCGCCGACGCCCGTCCCTGATGTGCGTCCGGTTGCTCCACAGGTAGCGGCGGCATCGATACCGGAGCCGGACCCCGCGCCGGTTAAGGCGCCCGCAGTCCCCAACCAGAAGAAGAAGTGAGGTAGCCCATGGCCGGTCCCATCCGTACGCCAGCCGAGCTTGCTCTGCGGGTGGCGACCAGCATGAACCTCCTCCGCCCGGGGGAGGATTTGCCTGTTTCGATGCAATCGCAGATCGAGCAGGCATATGAGGAGCAGTACGCAGAGTTGCTGGAGGACCGGCTTGCGTACTGGCCTCAAGAGGAGATCCCGCTGGCCGTGTTCCAGCGCGTCGCATGGCTAGTCGCCATTCAGGTCGCGCCCGCATTCGGCGCGTTGCCCGTCCTGCTTTTGGCGCTCGCGACCCCGGATGCCGACGTTGGGCGCGATACGATCCGGCGCTGGCTCAGGGATCACGTGAGCAAGGATGCCACGTACGAGACGTTGAGGGGAGAGTTTTTGTAATGCCGAATGGGCCCGCGAGCGTGGCATCCGCATGGGTACTCTTTGGCATCGCGTTAGTGCCGGGTGGTCTACGGATCGAGCCCTGACTGAACCAGTGAGGATACGGTAATGGAAGGCATCGCTCCCATCCCGCTAAGTTTCGGCCTCAGTTCAAACAGAGGTCGATTTTTGTTGGATAATAGTTGCAGCGTTGAGAATGCCTATGCCGAGCCGCTGGGCAAGAACGCGAAGAACCCGGTTGCCCTCTATGCGGCTCCCGGCCTCAACCCCACCGGCATGCCGTTGCTGCCAACGGGGCCTTACCGGGGCTCGAAGAAGATCGGCAACGTGCTCTATGTCGTGTCTGGCCAAGCGCTCTATGCGATCAATCCGAACTGGAGCTTCCGAGAGGTAGGAATCCTGCCGGGCTTCGACCATGTGCGGTTTGCCCTGAACCGGCTGGCAGTGCCGGACGTCGTCATCGTGAGCGAGGGGCTGGTCTGGTATCTCAAGAATGGCGTGCTGACGCAGTACGTTTCCGACGCCCTGCCGCCCCCGGTCGACGTGGCGTTTGTGCGCGGCCGTTTCGTGTACGTGCACTCGGATGGCCGGTTTACCTACTCCGACATCAACTCAATGAACGTTGGCGGCCTATCGTTCTACAACGACGAGGGTGCCCCTGACGGCATCGTCGGGATCTGGACCCGCCGCGCCGAGGTCTGGCTTATCGGTGCGACCTCGGTTGAGGTGTGGTCGCCGACCGACAACACCGACGACCCCTTCTCGCGTCAGGGCGGTGGCTCCCGCCCCTATGGCACCTATTCCGCGGCCTCGATTGCAGAAGTGAAGGACCGCATCTTCTGGGTCGACAACGAGAATAACGTGCGCATGGCGCAGGGTTACGAGCCGGTCGATATTTCGACGCCCTTCGTGTCGCGCATGATCGAAGCCGAGCCCGACAAGTCGTCTCTCGTGGCGCAGGCCTACACGCTCGCGGGTCAGGCCTATTACGAGGTCAGCGGGTCGTCGTTCACCCTGCGCTACAGCCTCGAAACCCAGCAATGGACCGAGCGCAAGACGCACCTGCGCAACCGCTGGCGTGGCGTTGGCGCCGTCGAGTTCGGCGGGAAGCTCGTTGTCGGCGATATCGCGACGGGGCAGCTTTACGCGCTCGACAAGGACTACGGCTACGACGGCGACGAGCCGCTCGTGATGCGCCTCGTTACGAACATCGACCACCCCTGGCCGGCTCCGCTTACCATCTACTCGCTGCACGCCGACATCATTACCGCAGTTGGCCAGAATACCGGCAAGGGTGAGATTGACGAGCCGGTGGTGATGCTCAGATTGAGCGAAGACGGCGGCCGGACTTGGTTTGGCCCGGTCCCCCAAAGCCTAGGACGATCTGGCCAGACACGCCGGGTCATCTGGAGGCAGCTTGGGACTTGGCAACGGGCGGGGTGCACGGTCGAGCTTTCCATTCCAGCCCCCGTCGCGCGGTGCGTGATGGCGGCTCTTGTGAACGGGCAACCGGGAGTTTCGTGAGGCAGCGGGCAGATGAACTATTTGGGGCAGATCAAGCAGTTCGAGGGGTTTGCGCCCCGCGCGCAGTGGGACTATGCCCAGAACTCAAACGGCTACGGCACCAAGGCCCGCTACCCTGGCGAGGTCATTGATCGCGCCGAGGCCGAGCGTCGCTTCCAGGCCGAGATCGCGAATGCCCGATCTTCTGTCGAGCGCTTCGCTCCCAACGCCCCCGAGGGGGTTAAGCAGGCGCTGACCTCACTGACCTACAACTCCGGCACCAAGTGGACGAATGGCGGCCTCGGGCAGGCCGTTCAGTCGGGTGACTACGATGCCGCTCGACAGCGCTTCCTCCAATACGACAAGGCCGGAGGCGATGTGCTGCCGGGCTTGCATAATCGCCGCGTGGCTGAGGCCTCTTGGTTCAGCAACCCAACCTCTGGAGGAACGGGCATGGACCCCGAAGCGCTGCTTAGCCTTGGCGACATCAGCAACGTGGGACAAAGCACCGTCGCTTCCGATGGCACGCTGCCGACGCTGTCCTTGCCGACCTACGGCAACTCGCCTTCGCCCGAGACGCTGCCTTGGCAGAACGGCGGCCAGACGCAGGCTGACAATGCGTTCCGATCTCCGTCATCGAGCGACCCGAAGAAGCAGCAGAAGCCGCTGCCGCTGGCGCAGCAGCCCTCGTCGCCAATCTATCAGATGCAGAACCAGACGGCTGCCGCGCCGAACTTCTCCGCATTCACCCAGCGAGGCCCCTATGGCTAATCCGACCTCCGCCGCACTTGCGCGGGGCACCCGCCTTGTGGTTCCCAACGACCTCAAGGTGACCGGGCCAGACGGCAATCTCAATCAGGCGTGGCTCGGACTTTTCACCCGCATGGCCACCACGATCAACACGCTCAGCGATCAGGTCGCCGCTCTGCAAAAGAAGGTAGGGTGAGCCATGGGCCTGTTCGACGCATTTTTTGGCAGCAACGCGGCCAGCGACGCCGCGGCCCAGCAGTCGGCTGGCTATCAGCAAGCTGCCGGCGATTATCAGAAGGGCTTCGATGCCAACCAGGGCACGATCAAGGACACATCGGCAAAGGCCCTAAACTACCTCGACAACGGATTTTCGAACTACCGCGGAACGATGCAGCCCGTCGCCGATACCGGTCAGACGGCCTTCACCAACTATGCCAACCTTTCGGGCGCGAACGGCTCGGGTGCGCAATCGACCGCGCAGACAGCGATGATGCAATCGCCGATCTTCCAGGCCGGCAACAAATACGCCATGGATTCGACCACCGCACAGTACGGCGACGGCAAGCTCGGGTCTGGCGCCGAGGCTCGCGCGCTGCAAGACAACGCCAACCGCTACGGCCAGCAATACACGACCGCACAGCTGCAAGGCATGGCGCCGATCGTGAACGCCGGGCTTGACGCGACGAAGGGGATAGCGGGCTCATATACCAGCCAGGGCGGCGCTGACGCCACGAACCAATGGACGACGGGTAATGCCTTCATCGGCAACCAGAACAACCTGACCGGCGGCCTGGCTAGCTCCCATATCGGCTCCGCGAACGCGCAGGCTGCGGGAACGATCAACAGCGCGAATGCCTTCATGGGCGGCCTCGGTGACTTTGCCAGCGGCCTTGGTGGTTCGAGCGGCGGCAGCAACCCAGCCTCGTTCCTTGCGGCGTTTCTATGAGGGATGTGAACCATGGGTGACATCAGCACGGATTGGCACGCTGGCCCCACCGTCGGCACGATCCAACCTTCCAACGCCGCTCAAAACTTCAACTCCGCCTTCAACGCCTCGCAGGCGAATGACCGTGCCAACCACGCAGACAGCCGCGCGCAAGTGCAGGCCGACCGCGAGGCCGAAGTCTACGCCAACACGAAGGAGGCCGGGCGCCTCGCTTCCAAGGGTGACTTCTCGGGCGCCCAAAACGCGCTGTTCTCCGGAGGTCAGCTTGACGCTGGCTTCGGCGTTGCCGCCAAGAGCAGCGAGCGGCAGAACCAGTGGGCTGGCGTCGTCTCGCGCGCCGCGAACCCGGACGAGTACCAGTTCGCGCTACAGCGCGCTCAGGCAGCCGGTGTCGACCCGTCGACGTTCCAGCAGCCCGGCGAGGACTGGCAGACGGGGCAGAAGCGCGCGCAGATGCTATCGAACTATGAGATTCAAAAGCAGGCGCTCGAAAAGGGCCGCGCCGATATCGGCGAGACCAATGCAAAGGCCCTGAAGGAAAACCCGATCCTCGCGCAGGCCCTCAAGACACAGGGCTTGGCCGCGATGGGCGTGAACGTGCCCCCGAACCAGAACCAAGCCTACCTCGACAACCTTTTGCGGTCGCAGGGCGCCCCTTCCGGCGTGCCTGGTGCGTCCGTTGTACGCCCGCCAGCAACCGCGCAGGCCTCGGGTGTTCCCGGCATCACGCTCGCGCCAACCGGGTCTGCAACGAGCCCGTTCCCGCCGGACCCAACCCCACCTGGATCGACGACGGCCATCGGCGGCGCGATTGCGCCAGGTCGCGGCCAACGCCCGCCCGCCATCACTGAGGCCGGCCGCATGGCCATGATCGGAGATGCCTACGGGATGCACCCCGACGTGATCAACACGGTTACGGCCTACCAGAAGGCCAAGGACGTCAACGCGGCCAAAAAGGACGGCGACATTGAGATCGAGCAGGTCCACGGCGGCGAGCAGGTTGCCGTGCTTCAAAGCTTGAAGCGTATTCTCGCCGAGGCTCCCCCCGATGTCGCCAACGCGGCAGTCGGCTATATCGCATCGAATCCGAATTATCAGGCCGTCATGGAGAAGCTCGGGGGCACTCGAGCCGCTGAAGCGCGTCAGCTTGGGCTCCGCCTGCAGCACCAGCTTGAAGTGCTGCAGATGGCGTCACGTGGTTCTGGCGGCTCCGATACGTCGCAGGCCATCGCCGGTCGCGCAGCGGGCCTGTTCATGACCGCGTCGAACCGGGATAAAGCGGCGCAGGTGCTCGATGATGCTATAGAAAGCTTCTCGCTGACCCACCACTTGACGACCCAAAATTATCAGGGCGTCCATCAGCTGGCGCATCCTGGCGCACCAGCCTCGCCTGCAGCCCCCGCAGGCGAGGCAAAGGCCTATGCCGGCCCCGGCGGCTTTACCAACGCCCGCAAGGACGACAAGGGCAATACCATCGTCGACTGGAGCCCAGGCCAGGCCGCACCTGCCCCAACGGCAGGCGCCACCACCGCTCCCGGCCCGGCGCCACCTGCCGCAGACCCGACCGCAGCGTTCACGCGCGGCGCCGACCGAAGCAAGATGACGACCGTGCAACGCAAAATACATGAACTCATGTACGGCGCTCAGGGGCAACAACCCGTCCGGGCTGAAGGAACCCTTGAGCGATGAGGGTCAACCTGGAGGATATCCATCCGAACTCGAGCTTTGCTAAGCGCATCAAGACTGCGCTGGGTGACATCACGCGCATGCCGAAGAAGCCCCGCCGGCACGAAGAAGACGACTTGCAAATCGCCGTTATGCGCTTCGTCGCGGCTGCTGTGCGCAAGGACGTGCTTGTGTTCCATCCTGCCAATGGAGGGGCCAGATCCAAGGCGCAGGGCGCTCGCTTCAAGGCCATGGGCGTTGTTGCTGGCATTCCGGACCTCGTCATTATCATCAACGGTCGCGCGCATGGCATCGAGCTTAAAACCACCAAGGGGCGAGTCTCGGATGTCCAGTGGGATGTTGCCGAGCTCTGGGTGCAGGCAGGCGGCGTCTATGCTCTCGCTCGCTCAGTTGAAGACGTGCGCATCCTGCTAAAGGGCTGGGGGGCGCTCAAATGACCATCACCGTCAACGGGCCGAACGGTCTCACCATCAACTTCCCCGACAACACCGATACCGACACCATCCACGAGGTCATGTCGCATGCCAGCGGCCTCGGGGCACCTGCCCAGCCCAAGGTCGGCATGCTGGAGACCGTTGGACGTGCCGCCGCCGACACGGGCTCCTTCGGGCTCGCCAACGGCGCGCTTGGCCGCGAACGCCTGAACGCCGGCCGCGATCAGAACCCCTGGAGTGCGTTTGCTGGCGATGCGCTGGGTGTGATTGGGCAGGGCGCCGCACTTGCGTCCGTCCCCGAGGTCGCTGGACCCGCGGCGCTCGCGCGCTACGCCAACCCGGTCCGTGCGGCCGCCCGCACGGCCCTCCTGCCGAACCTGGAGGCGAACACGCTTGGTCAGGTCGCCCGTACCAGCGCCAAAGTCGGAGGCGCTCAAGGGCTTGCCCACGGCATCGGCGACACGATCACGAACCCCGACAAGACGCTCGCCGACATCCCAGGCCAAGCGTTCAGCGAGGGCGTCACGGGGGCCGCAACCGGCGCCATCCTCGGGCCCGTCATCCACAACGGCGTGCGGCTCACCAACTGGGCTTACCACAAGGTTTTACCCGGCGCCGATCAAGCGCTCGCCGACTTCCGCAACCCGGGTGGCGCCGCGACCGATTCCGTCATGCGCGCCATGGACTACGACGGCGTCACGCCATCGCAAATGGCAGAGCGCGTCAACGTGCAGCCGCCCCGGAACTCGGGCCTGCGCCCGGAGGAGGCGCGCGACATCGCCGACCGCTTGCAGGCAGGAGAGGACCCGGCCGCCATCCATGCCGACTACGCACAACGCTCGGCGTCCGTGCGCCCCGAGCACGTCGCCGACATCGGCGCGCAGGACCAGGCGATCCGCGCGCAGTACGATAACCTGAACCCGTTGGAGGCCATCAAGGCCGGTCCCGTGCGGCAGAGCACACGCCTGCCAGCGGAGGTTCCGGTTCAGGCGCCCGTTCATATAGACCCGGCCACGGGCAACCCGCTCTACACGATGCACGGGGATGTCGCGAACCTGATCGCTGACCGCTTAGCCCAAGGGGAGAGCCCGGCCCAGGTAGCGAGCCGGATGCGGGCGATTCCGGTCGATCCAGCGAACCCCAACGCTCCACTGATCGACCGCTCCCACGTCGACGCCATTGCCGGGCAGACCGACGCAGTCGCTTCGCGCGCTAATCGCCTTGCTGCCGCCAACGTGCTCGCGCGCCAGACCGTGGAGATGCGCCCCGAGGTCCGCACAGCCACCAACATGGAGCGCGTCGCCCGCGATGCAGCTCGCCAGGATGGTGCAGGAGCCGACGAGGCCCGTGCCGCTTTCATGGAGCGCAAGGACCAACTCGGGCAGCAAGTCGCCGACCGCGTTGAGACGGCACTTGGTTCGCAGGACCGCATGGGTGACCAGAGGGCGCTCGGGTCCCGTCTGGACGCCGCCAAGCAGGCATACAACGACGCGACAGCCCGTGAGCCGATGGTCAACGTTCCGAGCTTCGGCGGGATGGAAACGAACCCCGTCTTCAGGCGGGCACTAGAGTACGCGGCAAATGCCGAGCAGATCCGCAACGGCGGTGCCGGCCGGCCGGCGTGGCGCCCGTCTGACGGCACCGCCTCGACCGAGGGACAGCAGTACCTAACGCCGCGCCAGCTCGTGGACATCCACCACGACCTGGTGCTTAACTCAAAGCCGCAGATGGGCCAGGACCCGAGCATCGCCCTGCAGGCCCGCCAGCTGAAGGAGTGGTTCTCCGGCCAGGCCGATCAGCTCCTCGCCCCCCACCATGAGCTGCGGACCAATTTCGCGCGCATCCGCGGCATCATGGACGCGACCGAACAGGGAGCAAGCCTCCCCGTCACAGCAGGCGACCGCAACCACCCGAGCCTGCAGTTCTATCAGCAGGCCCAGCAGCGCCTCCGCGAGACCGACCTCGACATGCGCCGCGAGACCATGCGGTTCAATGCGGCTCAGGCCCGGTTTCAAAACGGCTCAATCGCCGATCGACCTAGCCGTGCTGACCTAAACCAAGCCGAGGCGCGAGCCACCAATTCCCGAGAGATCGTCAACGAGTTCCGCTCCTCGTGGGGCGAGGCCATCGCGCAGGCGATCTACCGCGCGCCCAACGGCAACCCGTCCGGCGTCATCAATCAGCTTCTCTCTGCCGAGGGCAAAGCTCGCCTGATGACCGTGCTCGGGCGGGATGCCGGGTCCAACGTGATCAGCGCGCTCCATAACGTGAAGCTTCAAACTCAGCTCGGCAACACGCTTTATGGCAATTCCGATACCGCCTACAATATCGCCCGCATGACCAAGGGCAACGCCGCCATCAACGCGGGCGGAGCGCTCCTCCATGGCCGCTTCGGCGAGGCGGGTCAGCACTTGGTTGAAATGGTTTCCGGAGAGGCGCAGCGGCAACGCAACGACGCCACCAACAACCTGATGAGCCGCCAGGGGATTGACGAGCTGCGGCGCATCTTCGACGGTTTCCAGGCGAACCGGCAGCAGACGCAGCGGATCGACCCGTTCACCCGCAACCCGGCGCTGACCTACGGGGTTCCTATCGCGTCGCGACGATCCACCGAAGATTTGCAGGGAGCACGCTGATGGCTGACTTGTCTCCCCAGATCAGGCCCGGGTTCGCCGACGCCGTCACGCAGCTTCACGCGCAGCACATGGCGGAGGATCAGTCGAACCCTCCCGACAACTACGACCGCATCAACGCGATGCGTGCGGAGCGTGGCTTGCCGCCCGCTGCATCTCCGGGACAGGAGATGGTGGACCGCTACGGCGGCAACCAGCCGCGCTTTCCGGACGTGTCGGAGGCGACGCCCGACCGCTTGCCGGCGCCCGGCCCGCGACAGGCCGAGCTTCGCGGTACTGGTCCCGGCGAGAGCCGCGATCCGTTTAAAGCTGCAGGATATTACGACACTCTTGAGCAGCGCCTGACCAATCGTGGAGAAAACGCAGCGTCTGCTGTGCTCTCTGCCGAGTACGACCATCTTGGACACGTCGTTGGGTCGGTTCACCGCGCCTATCAAGATCCATCCATTCCCAACCTAACGGCTGCCGGCGTCAACACCGCCATGACGGTTCCTTCCTTGGGTGCATATAAGGCGGCGCTCGGGATTGGGGCTACTGGCCTTGCTGCGGCAGGCGTCAAAGACCTCGGTGGCATCGCTCCATCCGCCGCTGCGGATACGTCGAAAAAGCAACCACCCCAAGCGCCAAGCGGCATCCCCGATCTTCCTGGCGCAACGCCTGCCGAGAACACGCAATATCGCTATCTCATGCAGCAGTTCAATCAGCCGGCAGACAGCAGCATCACGACGTTGCAGCGCAAGGGCTGGCATGATGATGCCGCTGCCATTGCCAAGGCGGTTGTTGACCGTGAGTCGGCGAAAGGTGGCAATGAACGAGAGGCGGCGAAGGCAGCCAGGGAGCGACAAGTCCGCGTCGCGGAAACTGCACGCGACGACGAGCTTAAAAACAACTTCGATTTCAAGAAGACGAACTTTGGCAAAACCTACGGGGAGATCGCTGGTCCGCTTGTCGCTGGTGTTCCGGCTGCCATTGGGCTCGGGTATGCTTCGCGGGCTGCATCGGGTCCAACCAATTTGGTCGTCGACAAGTATGTCATGCCAGCGGCTGCCGGTACGGGGGCGATGTACCTCGCAGAGCAGTTCCCCGAGGGCGTGAATATGGCTGTCGGGCCAAACTACAACGTTGATAAAAAGGCTTACGAAAAATACGCCGCCCTGCTTCCTGACGGGAACGAGAAGGCGCAAGCCAAAGCCTACGCGGATAGCCTCGGCAGCGATAAAGACTCCGTTCAAAGCCGAGCCATGGAGGCCGTTCTAGGGGTAACGGGACTTCAGAGATTGGCAGTAGCAGCCGGAACCGGCGGCCTGGAGGGTGTTGCTGGCGCGAAGCTCCGCGATTGGATGGTCAAGCCTGCCGCCGCATGGGATGCGCACTCAGAAGCGGCTGTCGCTCGAAGCAAGGTTCCAGATCCTCGTCTTCATCCGGGCCAAGCTGGGTCTCCAGCCGCGCAATCTCAAACGCGAATTGGTCAGGCGTCAGGGCCTTCAGATAATCCTAAACCTGCTGTGGCCAACGTGGTGCCGTCGGGTCAGGGTCAACGCGGTAGTTCTTCGGTGGTTCCGGCGGCGCATCAAGGTCCGGGATCACCTCCAGCAAATGGTCCAGGAACTCCTCCAGTAGCTCCCGGCGCAGGTCAGGCGACACAGACTCAAGGAGATTTATCAAATCAACAGTCAACTCAGACGCCCGGTCCCTCACTTGGTGCAGCTTACCCTGGTCCATCCGATCCTCTCCGGGAAATGATCCGCATGAAGTATGCTGATCAGATTCAACAAGCTGGCGGAAGAATTCCAACGACAGCTTTCAACGATACAATTCAGCGCGCAGTCGGCTCTGCTGGTGGCTCAATCAAAAATATCAACGGACGAACATCCCAAACCAACAAAAACGTAGACAGCTTTGTCGCTGCCAACGGACGCCCACCTAGGACCGAGGCCGAATGGCAGAGTATGTTTGGCAAGGGCACGCTGGCTGTTCCTATGATGGTCGGAGCAGGCGCTGCCACCAACGCCTTCAGGGAGGATAATAGCGTGGAAAATAATTCCAGTCAACCGGCCCACCATTCCACCTTCCAGCCGCGGTCCGGCGGCGGCCAGTTCAACGGTGCCCCGCGCTACCCGAAAGGTTACCCGCAATGATGGACCCCCGCATGAATGCCTTTGCTGGTGGCCCGCCTGGTCCCGGCGGTCCTGGTGGCCCGGCCCCTGGTCCGCCCATGATGCACCCGTCTGGCCCTCCTCCCGGCGGCCCTCCGATGGGGCCGCAGTCTGGAGCGATGATGCCACCTCCACCAATGCCGGCTCCTCCGCAGGCCATCCCGGCGGAACTAACGCCGCTCGCGTCGCCGTTCTACCAGCAGGCCCTGCTCAAGAAGAAGATGGAGCAGCAGTCTGGCATTCTCTCCGGCGGTGACCGCAACGAAATGCAGCCTAACGCCTTCCGCGATCCGCGCCCACCTCGTCTGCCGTCGTAATCCTCTCCCTTTGTCGCGTGCGTATCCGCCCCCCACCCACGGGATACTCATGTCCGCGCCGTTCATCCTGCCGATCACGCAGTTCGTCGACCACAGCGGCCCGCTCTCAGGCTGGTCTGTTGCGTTCACCGACGGCCAGACAAATCTCCCGTTGACCGCCTTCAAATCCCCCGCCCTTGATCCACTCGCGGCATGGGGCACATCGGTCGCGGCCGACAGCTTTGGCCGCCTCCCGCCGCTCTGGCTTACCCCCACCGGACGCTCCTATCGGGCCACCATCACCTGGCCGAACGGGACCACGCGCACGATTGATGGCCTCGTGCTCGCCTCTCCCGATGCTGTGGCTTCGGCTTCCGCCTTCGCGGCCCCGTCGTTTTCGGTGACGTCCAGGACCGGCACGTCCGTCTCGATCGCTCCGGCTGATTTTGGCTCCGTGATCGATATTCCGTCGTCATCGGCGGCTGTCATCGCACAGCTGCCGGACATCAGCACTGTTACGGCTGGTCGGATCATCGGCATCACCAGCGATGGCCCTGGCGGTGTCGTCGCGCTGCCCATCGCGGGGCAAGGGAGCGCGATCGCCATTACCGGCAGCGGATCAACGACCCTCATCTTGGCCACTGGCGCTGGCTATCGGGTCATTGCTCAAACGGCACCAACCCCCAGCTACTATGTGGCTCAAACCCGGCAGCAGACGACGCCCCCGCCCGCTGCTGCCGTCGGCTTGTCCTACCTGATGCCGTCGACTGCCGCGACCGGGTTCCTGGTCGATGCCATCTATACGAGCCGGGGAGACGGGACTTTTACCGTGCATCGGCCATCCACCGGAGACGAATGCGTTGTTCTCGATGAGCTTGAGACGGGGACGAATGCGGCGGGGGTCTCAACGTCGGCGCCCCGCACTCTGATCTATTCCGGCACGCAATGGGTGAACCGCTTCGACATCATCAAGGATCTGATTGCATCTGCAGTCTCGGCAAGCTCGACAAGCACGCTCGCTAGCGTTGCCGTTATTCGCGACGAGTACGTCTCGGGAACTGCGTCTCTGACGGCACATGGATCGACACCCTCATCCGGTGTCGAGACGCGCGCTAACCTCAACACCATCGACTTTTCCAACATCGCCGGACTGACGCTCGCCGGCAACCAGATCATGCTGCCGAAGGGCAAATTCTTGATCCGGGCCAAGCGCAAAGTTACGGGGTCATTTACTGGCGCAGTCGCAAAGTTCGTATCGACGAACGTTGCCGTTGCGGCGCTGACCGGCAATCCCATCGTCACCGACGGCGGCACGGTTGGCGACGATGAATGGCTTGAGGTTCGCGGCGTTGTGACGTCGCCTGCCGCCGGCACGCCGTTCGAGCTTCACTTCATCATTGCAGGCTTCACAAGCGCGACCATCTTGGGCTTGGCCGCGTCGCTTCCGGGCGTCAACGAGGTCTACGGCATGGTTGAAATAACTACGATCTCACTGGGGTAATCATGGACCAATTCCTTGTCTTGAATGGCGCCGTCTCCCACGTTTGGCGCGGGGGGCACGGAGTTCCTGCCGACGCAGATACGCGCCAAGCGCCAGCAGGCACCGTCGTCGCTGGCATGGCCGTTGGCGCCGACGGATCGCTCTTGCAGACTTCGGCCGCGCCAACCGAGGCTGCGGTCAAAGACGAATGCCGCCGACGCATACTTGCGCTTTATCCGGCCCACCGGCAGATGACGCTACTCCGCGAGGGAGGATCTGCGGCCGATCAGATGGGATACGAGATCGATGCCTTGCGCGCGTGCTCTCGGGCGCTGTCCGTCATGGCGCCGATTCCAGCGGACTTCCGTGATGATCGCTGGTGGAAGGCCCGCCCCCGCGTTGCCAGCCAGCCCTCCGCCGCCGCGCCCACTGCGGCGCAGCCAACCGTTGTCGTCGTGCAGAGCCCTCCGGCTGCGCCCGCCACCGCTTCGCACCACGTCACCATCTACGGCGCCCCCAGTCAGCAGGCCCCGAATGTGGAAAATCCTTCCACGGCTCAGCCCGTCCCCATCAACAGAATTGGCCTGGACCACACCTCGTCGGCTATCCCCGGCGTGCTGGGCCAACCGCTCCCGGCCCCTGCGGCAGTGACCGCTCCGCAGGGTGCCGGGGGTACTTCTCCCGTGCGGCCGGTCTTTGACGCTCGCGATGCGGCGCAGGCGGTCCTGGAGGCAGCCACGGCGGCAACGAAGGCTCTCTGGTCGGAGGCCGACGAGGTTCGCGCCGAGGCCGCCACGCGCTCAATCCGGGGCAGCGATGCGTCTTTGAACATGCTTCGTGACGGCGCCGCGGCTGCCGGACTATCGCTCGATGACTATCGAGCCGACATTCTGGTGCGCCGCGCCGCGGCTCATCACGAAATCCTCGCCATCGACGGGGCCAAGAGCCGCGCCCTCGATGCCTTGGGCTCAGGGGCCAACGTGGATGCCGTCTTGGCGGAGTTCGCCGCCGATGTGCGCGGGGGGGCATCATGAGGGACGCCTGGCCGATCGCCTTTGCCGCCATCCTGGAGAAGGAGGGCGGTTGGGACAACAACCCCGCCGACAGCGGCGGACCAACCCTAAGTGGTTATACTTACAACGAATATTGCGCCTTCCACGGTCTGCCTCAATGCGAGGATCGCAATTGGGATCCAGCTATCGTGGCAAAGCTCCGGCGCGTCACGCGCGACGAGCTATCGAAATACTACATGGCGAGAAAGTGGACGCCGATTCGCGGCGATGACTTGCCGCCTGGAATCGACCTGATCGCCGTGGATAGCGCCACCTTGTTCGGTATCAAGCAGGCCACGCTATTCCTGCAGCGATCGCTCGGGCGTCCTGACACGGGGCACCTTAACGACGACGACGTGGCCGCAGCGAATGGCGCCGACATTCCCTCCGTCGTCGACAACATCGCCGAGCAGCGCTCTAGCTTCTGTGTCACCCTTGCCGAGCGACGCCCGAAGGACCGTGAATTCCTGCACGGCTGGCAGAACCGCACGGCCCAGGTCTGCATCGAAGCCAAGGAGCACGCTTGCCGCCTCTCGCAGGTACGGCTGAACGAGCTTGGTTATCGCGCTGGGGCCGAGGACGGCGATCATGGGGCAATCACGCGATCTGCCGTTCTGACGTTCCAGGATCAGCATAACCTTCCGGTCACCGGCGTCATCGATCCGGCGACCCGGGATACCCTCCACTCCCCCGACGCAAAGCGCTTCCCCCTCCCGGAATCGCGCGCCAATGCAACGTCAGACGACTTGGCCGATTTGGGTTCCACCGACGTCAGGGATGCCCGCGCACAAAAGACGGCGGCTCAGGTTATGGCTGGCGGCAGCATTTTGGCCACCATCGATCACTTTTTCAACGGCGGTGCGATTGACGGCCTTTTAGCTACCGCTGACAAAGCGACATCCCTCATGTCTCGCGTGGGCCTTCCGAGCAGCAGCAGCCAGTCGCAGCGCGTGTTCCTCTATATTGCCGGGTTCGCCTTCGCCTCATGGCTTTGGCACCTGGCGCATAGCCGGGAAGCGCGACGGGTTTTGAAGCATCAACTCGGGTTAGATTTGAGCAGATAGCGAGCATGCCATGTCGATCGGGAGCACGATTGGGGACGCGATTACCGGGGTCGTTCCCGGTGGAAAAATCGGCATCGCCCTGATTGCGATCGGCGTAGCTGCCGCCTCGCTCGTAACCGTCCATGTCTCGCTCGTGCATTCCGCCGTCATCGCAGCCGAAGGGGCTCGCGACACCGAATGGCAGAAGAAGCTAGCGGCGATCAATGCGGCGCTCGAAAAATCAGAACAGACCGCGCGTTCCCGCGTAGCGGCTGCCGATAAGCAGCATGCCGAAACGCTCGAGCAGACCAAGCGTGAATTCCAGGAGCAGCTGAATGCCGTACAAGCCGCACGAGAAGAGAAGCCCCTTCCCGCTGATTGCAGCAGCTGCCGCATTCCTGTTGAGCGCGTGCTCACACCCCGCCCAGGAAGTGCACCTCTCAAAAGTCATTGAGCCGGCGCCGATCGCTCCGAATCTGCTGGTTAAAAAAGTGCCGGCAAAGTGCCTGCCCGAGCGCAAGCGCGGGCAGTTCTACTCTGTGCACGAGCTTGAGGACGGCTACGGTTGCAAGGAGAGGTCCGAGGGCGATGCCATCGCCACTCTGACCAACTTGCAGTCGGACGTCGTTGCGCGCGAGGCGACCTTTAAAACCATCGTCAAAACCGCCAACGGGGAGACTCGCTGATGGGTTCGACGATGATCGATTACCCGTTGCCGCCCAACGTTTGGGTGCAGATCAACAACGGCGCGCTTAACCCCACCGTGCTTTCGAACACCGGGCGTTTCCCGGTGCTCATTTTCGTCGGCGCGGCAATGCCGCCCGTCGCACAGAACAACAACACGCAGAAGCTGCTTCCGGATCTTGAAACGCAGCTCACCACGTCGGCGGGCGATCTCATCTTCGTGAAGAGCACCTTCGACATGCCCGGGAACGTCAACGCTTGGTATGGGCCGTGATATGCCAGTAGGAATTTACGGTGGATCGGGTTCCGGCGGATCATCTGGCTATATTGGCCAGTTCGCCTCTTTGGCCGCGCTGCAGACGGCTATTCCCTCGGGTCAGCCCGGCTGGACCGCCTTCGCTGGTGGGGTGGATTACGATTGGAACCCGGTAACTTTCTCCTGGGAGCCCATGGGTGCCAGCGCATCCATTTTGACGGCTGCTGTCGGCGCCAGCGCGATCGGGGCAGGGCAGCCCGTGCGGATCGACAATTCCGGCAAGATGCAGGTTGCTCAGGCCGACAGCTACGCAAATGCCGTTGGGCTCATCGGCTTGGCGGAATCGGCGGCGTCTCCGGGGTTCCCTGGCCAGGCAACGCCTCAGTCTCTGACCCTGACGGATTGGACCGCCATCACCGGCGCCGCCAGTCTTGTGCCTGGCGCCGTCTACTGGCTATCGGCATCCGCTCCGGGTCAACTTACGACGACGGTTCCGACGGCGGCCGGCACCGTGCAGTTGCGTATCGGCGTGGCCGCTTCGACCTCAACCCTCGCGCTGGATATCCAGCCCCCGTTCATGAACTAGGAGCACGTCAATGGCACAGGTAAATCCCGTCATCAATTACAACGGCATCATGGGCAACATGAAGTCGACCGACACCCTGGCCGTCCCGATGGTGGCGCAGGACATCGAGAACATGTCCAACGCGAATGCTGCCGCGATCACGCAGGGGCAGGCCGTGTATATCTCCGGCGCCGACTCCGTGAACCTTGCTGTTGCGTCGGCTCTTGGCACCGCACGGACCATCGGTCTGGTGTTCGACGCCTCGATCGCGGCTGCCGCGGTCGGTCGCATTATAACCTACGGTAACATCAACCTTGGTACGTGGCTCACCATCACCGGGTCAGCCGCGCTCACTCCGGGCTCGCTCTACTACGTCGACCCGACCACGGCCGGCAAGCTGACCACCGTAGCTCCGACCGCGTCGGGCTCGTATCAGGCGCCGATTGGTATCGCCATCGACACCACCACGTTGAAGGTCGACACCAGTGTCGGTCCGTTCTTCGCAAACTAATAGCGCCGTAGCGCGAACACTGGAGCGAGAGCGATGGCCATACGCACCCCGATCTACAATAATGCCGGCGTGCCAACGAACCTGAAGGCGGGGACCGATACGATCATCGGTCCTGCGGCTTCGGGCTTGATTGGCTCGCTGGCGGCCATCGCGAACGCTGCCGGAGTGACGCTGACTGCCGCACAAATTTACGGTGGCGTCATCAGTCGCTCCGCCGCGGCATCCGTCACCGATACCACCGACACGGCCGCCAACATCATAGCGGCCATTCCGGGTGCCGTCGTCGGCACCGTTATCGACCTTACCATTCAGAACAGCAATTCTGGCGTTCTGACCATCGGTGCGGGCGCTGGTGTCACGCTGTCTGGCACCACTCAAGTCTCGCCCGGGTTTGCCCGTGAATATTTTGCCATTGTCACCAACGTGGCAGCCCCCGCGGTCGCTATCGTCGGTCTCTATCAGGCCGCCATCGGCCTTGGTGGCTCGACCACATTTAACCAGGGTGGCAACGCCTTCGCCGCGACCGGCGTGCTGGGTACGGCCGACGCCAATCTGCTGAACATCGTCACGAACAACGTCGCCCGCTTCCAAGTGGATAGCGCGACGGCCACGTTCACCGGGCAAGGTCCGACCGTCTTCGATAGCTTGGGCACGAACTCGCTCGGCTTCGGCTCCAACGCTGTCGCCAAAACGATCACCATCGGCAATCAGACTGGCGCATCAAGCGTTGTCATTCAGGCGGGCACCGGAAACGTCTATCTCCGCGCCCCGACCGGCGGCAATGTCATCATCGGCGACAGCGCGCAAACGAACATTGCCATCGGTACGAGCGCAAACGCTCAGACCATCAACATCGGCAATACGACGATCAACACAAACGTCAGTGTAAACTGTGGCCCCACGGGCTTTTTGAATATTGGCACGGCCGCATCTGCACAGCCGATCACCATCGGCAACACGACCGGCGCCACATCGGTCGCGGTCAATTGCGGCACCGGCGGCATCAATATCGGCAGCACCGCGTTTGCCAAGACGATCAACATCGATCAGGGCGCGACGGGCGGCACGATCAACTTGGGTGGCACGGGTTCTACAACGAATGTGACCGGTGCCTTTGGTGTTGGCCCGACCGCTCCCGGCACGATCAAATGCCGTTTCTCGCGTGCCGACGGTGCCACGCTGTCCGGCAACTATTCATATCACAACGGGACCGCTGCGCTCGGCATCACGACCGCCCCGAATGGCTATTGGGGAATGGAGGTAGACAACCGCATCGCGTGCCATGGCGAGATCGACGTTAACTCGGATCGTCGCGCAAAGACCCACAACGGTGTGATGAATCCGGCCGATGCCTCCGCGATGGTTATGAAAGTTCCCACTGTCATGTACCAGTGGAACGACGGTCGCGCCGACACCAGCCCAAAAATCGGCTTCTACTCGCAGGATGTGGGTAATGCGGGATTGGGCGAGGCTGTCGTCGCTATTCCCCAGACCACGCCGGACGGGCGTGTGTGGTCCGACTTCCACTTCCTGGACAAGGACACGATGTTGGCTGTTCTTTGGGCCGCCAATCAGGACCTCGTGCAGCGCATCGAGCGCCTTGAAGGAAAGACCATCACACTCGTTGCCGAACCGATCACGCTTGAGGCAGCCCTTGCCGAAGGCAAACCGATCAATTGAAAGGTCACGCTATGAAGGTGCAATTCACCGACCCACTTGCGAGTAACTGCATCCTGCTGATGCAGGCTGGGCTCAAAACGATGTCGGGCGATCAGTTCGATTCTGGCATGAACGCCTATTCCGCAATCCGCGGCCTATTCGACGCGGCCAAGGCCGTCGAAACAGCCGATGCAGAACAAGCGAAGGCCGAGCGCCCGAAGCCGACGCTGGTCGAGCCTGCGGCCGAGAGCGCCTGACGCACCCCTAACTTAAAACCCACGCAAGGAGCACACGACAATGGCTACCGCCAACTTCGACGCAACCATCCTAAACGATGCCATCCTGATCTTCTCGAATGCCCAGCCGAATTCCACGGCGACGCAGGATCAGCTGATCGCCTTCACCGGTCTTGGTACCCCCGGCAACTCTGCCAGCATCCCCGCCACGCCCGGCTCTCCCGATCCGGCGCTGACGAACGCCATCAATGCGCTCGTGTCGGCTGGCACTATCAAATTTGACGGGACCAACGTCACCGTCGTCAGCCCGAACGCCTTCGTGCTGACCCCGACTGGCGATGCCACTGTGGATCAGATGCTCAACGAGTTGAATGTGAAGCTGCAGGCGGGAGGCGGTACGGCCCCGGATACGCTGAAGGCCTTTCTGGATCCGCTTCGCTCCAGTGGTGCTACTGCCGCTAGCGTTGGTGCTGGCGCTCTCCTGCTGGTCAATCTGGCCAAGCTCCACGCCCTCCTCCACAACGGCAACACCGCAGCCTACGTCACCGTCCTTAAGGACGCTGGCGCAGCTAAGGCCCTGGCTGGGGTCGTTTAAGCGCCGCGAGAGTAGCCAGGGCGCCCCGGCGCCTTGGTTTGTCATCGTCGAAAAGGAGGCCCCCGAGGCCCAGAAGCGGAAGCATAAAGGGAATTGAACATGATGCGCGTCCTTCTGGCGGCCCTACTACTTGCGAGCCCGGCTTTGGCCGACGGGCGCGTTGAATGCTCGATCAGCAATGTCCGGTCGTTCGCCGGCTGGAATGCCGAAAGCCAGGATATCTGGCTCAAGACGATGCAGTCGGAGCTATCCGACCGCATCCTTGCCTTCCGGGCTGACGGGGCATTCAAGGGCCGCACTCACGTCATCAACGGCAACACCGGCGGCATCCGATCGGTGGCGAGCATGGACCTCATCGAGCGCAACGAGAACAGCGTGACGTCCGGTAAGGTCGCGACGGGTGTCCTTGCCGGCGGCCAGATCGAAACCTACGAGATCAAGAGCGGGTCGTCGGCGCGCGCAGCCAAGGTGATCGAGGTCCGCGACGCCGCATTCTTGATCCCCATGGAAGCCCCGGCGCTCCTCCGGCTCGGCATCCACTCGTCCGATATCCTTTTCGACGCCGATTGCACTGTGGCCGGCGGCATCGAGACATCATCGATCGACAGGGCCGCCAGTCCGATTCGCGCGCGGGTCCGCAAGGTTGTGAAGTCCATCGAAGGAGCACTGCCGTGAGCGATCCCACCCAGGTTCCGCCGTCCACGGCGACCGTCGCTGGCGTTGTCACAGGCTGGCTCTCGGGCATGGGCGTCAAGATTGCAGCCGCCATGCCCAAATGGGTTGCCCAGGCCCTCGCTGTGTTTCTCGGCTTCGCATCGATCGCCTGGGCTGTCGATGCGTATTTCGATTACGCCTTTTCGAGGCATGTAAAGGCCAGCGTTTCCGCGCCGCACGAGGAAGTCAAGGCGATCCCGCCTCCGATTTCGGACGCTCACTTTGACGCGATCATTGCGAAGCTACAGGTCCTACTGGACCAGGGCTCGCAGACGCAGGGCCTTGTGCAGACAGCGATCGGAAAGCTTGATCCCCAGCAGCCTCCGGCGTCGATCGTCGCTCCGGCCCCAGATCCGGCTCCGGTGGTGGCTCCCCCCGTGCTGCGGCGCGCTCACAAGAAGGCACCCGCACCGGCTCCCGTTGACCCGATCGACACGTTCCTAAAAACGATCGCCCCGTAAGGAGGCTAGATGTCGGATGACCATGATCAATGACAGAGCTTCCCGACTTTCCAGCCTCATTGCCGACGCCCCGGCCATCTTGGCGAGAGCGCGTGAATATTCGGCTGCATGTCGGTCGGGACCTGCACATTCACCTAGGGCATCATCCGAGCCCCGCGTCGTCATCGATCCTTCCCCAACTCGAAGAGGGGGATACGGACACGGGGGAAGCGAAGTACACGATCGGTGCGGGTGTGGTGCTGTGCCTGCTCGCGGCCAAGGTCGAGGCCGTTCTAAAACTCCTTGGGTGGTGATCGGCGGGCGCGTCATCGTGATGTGCGCGGCAGCCTATTTGGGCGGATCAATCGTCGCCAGTCTCCACGGCCGGACGGCACCTGACGCCACGCTGACGAGCTTGCTGTGGAAGCCGGCGCCTAAGCCGCTGTAGAAGCCTCATTGTGCCTTGGCGTTCGTCACGAACCTGGCGTCGGTCAGAACATCGCTATTGAGACCGGCGATGACGTCACGCGCGAGATCCGACCAATCCTCGTCCGTCTCGAGCGCAACACCGTCTCGCTGTCGGCCAAGGCAACGCTCCTCCCGCAATCGTGACAGCGCAGCACGGCCGGGTCAGGAGTGCCCGACGATACGCCGGACAACGCATCGCAGTACGGGCACTGATGACATTCCGCATCGCGGCGTTCATGGCTGCGATGCCTTTGCCGCTCCGCCTCATCATGCGTCATGTCTCGAAGATCGGCCACGGTTGGCTCCTCCTATGACGACGGGTCTATCCGGCCTTCCAAAATTCCATGCGCACGGTTCTTGACAGCCATCAGCCCGCGCCTGCCCCACTTCGCGAGTATGGCCGCGTTGATCCGCTTCCAATTCGTCTTGCGCCCCATGGCCTCGGATCGCACCGTCATCGCGTACGTTATGGCCACATCCTTGCGCCGCACGCCATGCTTGATCTCGTTCTCAATCACTTGCTCGCAGCACATCAACTGCATTTGCGGCCTCATCCTTTTGCAGTTCGTTTTGCAGCTTCGCGCTGCGCTTTGTACTTGGCCTTATTCGCGGCCACCGTCTCTTCGTAACGATCAGCAGCACATGGAGCGCAGTAACGTTTTTTGCTTCCGATCTTGATACCGCATCGCTCACACGTCGCGTCAATGACGACAGCTCGGCCTCCCACGAGATCAGCGAATGAGCCGTGAGTTCTGCGCGCTTCTAATCTGCGAGACACCTATCGCTGGCTCCTCATTTCCCACGCGGTCTGCCAACCTTGGCGCCGCGTGCAGTGTTTCTAGGTCCGAGGCCGCCTTCGCTTCGCGGCTGGTACGCTGATCGCCTCGCCCAGCCGTCCATTGCCGGAGTGGCCAAGGCTTGTTCTGCGGTCAAACTCAAATCACGCCAGGGCACTATGCTCGATGGCAACCCCGCTTGCGCGCAACCTTTGGCGCAAGGCCCGCTCACTGATCTTGAGCGGCAGTTTTTCGCGCACCTCTGCGACCGTGAGCAGCTTATCCATGGGGCGGCTTCGGAAACAGTGAATAATCGTCGATTGGTTTTGTGTAGTCGGTCGGTTCATCGCGGCCCTCTGGCTCAGCCGGATCATCGTCCCGGATGAAGGTGTTGATCTCCGCCAGCGCCTGAGAGAGGAGAAGGCTGGCCGACATGAGCGGCCTGATGTCGGGACCGGCTGATAAAGCCATCAGCGCGGCCTCGATCGAGTGCCGGACGACATGGGCGCACACTCCGGCATGCATTTGTGGTCCGGCGGTTTTGCCCGTCATGCTGCCACCCGCTGGCGCCCTGCCAATGCCTGGACCGTCATCTTGTATCCGGCCTCGAGCATGTCCTTGCAGAATGCGTCGTCGCCCGCCTTGCACCACGCCCTGAACTCTGCTCGATGTCCGTGGCCATCTACGCCAGTCATGGCGCCCTCGCAACAAGCTGCGCTGATCAAAATTTCCAGGCAGCGCGCTTCCCAAAGCTGGAGCGCGGGGGACCGCGCCTTGCGATCCGGGTAAACATTCAGTGCGTGGATAACCGTCGTGTGGTCGCGGTTGAGGAGGCGAGCGGTCGGCGCAATTCCGTGCCCGTACTCTCGCACCGCGAGCCACATCAGCAACTGCCGCGCTGGCACAATTCTGGCGCTCCGGCATGGCCCTAGAAGTTCGAGCTTGGAGATCCCCGTGACCGCGGCGACCACCCCGATAATTTTTCCGACTAACGGCGTTTTCATCGTCGTTCCCCTGTTTCTAGTTTGGTCCCGACCGCCCCACACAGGCGGCCGGGTCGTGCTCGTGGTTAAGTGCTCGATCCCTCGATCAGGCCGCTGTAGACCTCGATCTCAGTTCCCGTCGTTATGGCGACCGTCAGTTCGTCGAAGGCCTCGTCTTCGATGACGTCGGGTCGGTCGCGCTTCAGCTGAAATGTGACGCCGCCTCCGCCGACGCGGTAGCGGACCCAGACGTCGACCGCGTATTTCGTGCCGCGGAAGTAGACCGGCATTCCGACCTGGATCTTCTCCGGCATCACCGTCGATTGCCCGCTGGCGTTGGCCTGTTCCGAGTAGTTCAGGATCACGCCGCCGTCGGGCTGGTAGGTGAGCGAGTTGAACTCCACCTTCCGGCTGGCCTTGAAAGTCTTGATGATGTCGAGAAGGCTCGCAGCGCTCGGGTCCACGATGTCGACCCGGTTTTCCTCGATAATCTCAGCAAGCTCTGCCTGCTTGATCGGGTTCTCGCAGAGCGTCTCCCAACGCTCCCACGTATCGGAGTAGCGCGGTGAGTAGGTGGCGACGTGCTTCCAGCGCTGGGGTTCATCGCTATTCAGGTGATAGTCGAAGACCGCGATCACCCGCGCTTTTCCGTCGGAGCGCAGGAAACCGGCTTCGGCGAAGATCCGTGTCTTGGTCGATTTGTAGCGGTTGACATAGGCGATGAAGCTGTCGCGATCGTGCAAGGATACGCGCTGGTCGATGCGTTTCAGTGGCAGTTCGTATACGTCATCCCGGATGATCTGGAGTTCGTGCGTATTGGGGACGAGCATGCCCACACGCCCGTTGGGAATGTCCGTCACTTCTGGCCGGAGCACCCCCTGCTCTCTACCGGCATCGTAAGCTGAAGTCAGCGTCAATTTCGTTTCGTCAATCATCGTGTGCTCCTGGCTCCCATGGTTGTCGTGGACGCCCTACTGGCCGACCGTTCGAAGTGGTTCGGACCGATCCTCCACCGCGCGCAGCGGCAGCTTTTCCTGCAGCGGGTCGTCGCGCAGCAGCGTGTTCTCCGGCGTCAGAAAGAAGGTTGTCGGGATATTTTCATGCTGGGGTACCTTGACCTCCACTTTCGTGTGGAGCGTGATGGTGCCCTTGCCCGTCGGCTCGAAGCCGAGCTTGATGGTCATGACGCCCGGCTTGCGGACCTCGCGAACCGCCTGGACCATTTCGTAAAGTTTCTGTGTTAGCTCATCGACGAATCCGCCGTCCTGGATTTCCCTGAGTACGTCTGAAAAAGGCTTGCTCATCGTGTTGGTGCTCCTGTCATGATCAGTTCTTCCGGGTCGATTCCCGTCATCGCGTACGCAACCTCATTGATGGTCTGGTCTAGTTTCGTGAACGCTTTTGCGCCCATCGCCTCGTATCGGATCGACTTCGATCTGCGGATGGTGATGACGTTGCCATCGACCTCGATCTCTCCGTACTCGCCAAGCACCCGCAGCGCTTCCCGGGTGGCAATCACCGACGCGGCAACGGCCGCTGTCTCCGCGATCGTGATCCGCGCCACTTGGTCGTAACCCGCTAGTATCTGTAGCTTTTTTCTCATCTGGACCGGATCATCTGGCTGGAATTGGATGAGCTCTCCAGTCTCGGAGTTGAAAGCTGGCCAATTGGAAAACAAGAGCTTTAGCTTCACGAAAAATCTCGCGGTGTGAGGGTGCGAGCGAGGCTTGTCTGATGTCGCGAAGGCCTCATCAGCCCCGCAGCACCGGCAATGATGCTCGCTCGCAACTCTCATCGTCAGGTACCTGCCCGCGTTCGCTTCAGGTGGCGCGATGCGGCCCCTTGGGCGCGCTTCGTATGCTCGTCGTTCAGGCGGCTGGAAATGAACCCGCTATTGGCATTCAGAAGCGCCAGGACCGAGGGCTTATCGGCGCAAGCTTGAAGCTGATCCTCGAAGCGCATCAGAAATTCTTCCGCAGCATCCGCCGTCAGCATCGTGTCTCCGGCAGGATGATCTTCCGGCTCTGTGGCCCCGGGTTCAGGATTTTCGCTATCGGCCATTGCTTCCGGCTCGGGGGCCTTCTCGGGGGCCTTTGCTGCGGCCTTGGTTGCCGTTTTTGCGGCCGCCTTCTTAGGCTCTGGCGGAAGCAGTTCTTGTGCTGGTGCCGTCCGCGCTTCAGGCTCGGGGAGTGCTCTGGCTGCCGGCGTGATATCGCGCGCCGCCTCGCCTCGGAATGCCTCGACCTCGTCATTCGAGTAGACCCCGAGCATAACGCCTGGAGCGTACCGGCGAGCCCATTGGCGCGATGCCCGGTAGATCAACTGGTCGTCAGGCTGCTTGTCCCACATCGAGTTCGGCGTGCGCCATTCATCGACCGTGCCCTTAACCTCACGGCGCCCGTCGGTGGCGACCACCCCGCGCCCCGGCGTACCCTCTTTTCCGAAGAAGTTATATTGAAGCTCGATGCCCGTCTTGGCGGTGATGACCGCGCTGATCAACTTCCCGTCAAACCCAATCTTGCCCTTGGTCACGAAGGTGGATTGCGCGACCGCAAATGGGTCCATGCCCCAATTGTAGGCTTGGTTGACGACCATGAAGCAGTTGCTCATCGCTTGCGTCTGGCTGCCTGATCGCAGGTGGTCCGGCACCAGGGGAGCACCCGCCATCATCATGGCGATCTCCTTCATGTGCGCAAAGCGCGTCGGGTCATAGATCGGGATCACCGTGTTGCTGGACATGCGCGGGTGCGCGATGACCGCCTGCGGTGGCTCCCGCAGCGCTGGGGTAAGGTTGGCCTGTTCGTGCATGGTGTGCTCCGTGCTGGTTTGGGGTTGCCGTGCCTTAGAGTTTGTCTTCGGTGTAGGTGGAGACGCCCGGGACCGTGAGCTTGGCCTTGATCATCAGTTCGGCCGCTTTCTGCAGCGCCTCGATGATGAGTGGGTGATCCTTCAAAGCTGAGAGCGCCGCGGCTCGATCGTCAATCCGCACAACCGTTTTCTCTTTCAGTGATGTGCGCTTACCGTAGGCGCCTCCGACGCGGATTTTGTTTTCCTCGGGCGGCGGTTGCGTGATGACGTGCTCTGCCGCGGCGACGTTGTCAGGAGCCAACTTGCGGGCCGCTTCCTCCTCTTGCCGCCGGATGCGGGCCACTTCCGCTACGCGGAGGCGTTCAGCTTCCTTCTGTTGGCGCAGGAAGACCTCAAGGGCTGAGCGAAGCCGAAACGCGCCCTTCTCTGCCTCCTCAACGGTCGGGACGTACTTGGCTTGAACCTGCCGGGCGGCCTCGTCGTGCGGGCGCTTCTCCGCCTTCCGCAACTCGTCGGCCTCCTTGGCGAGCGCGAGCAGGCGGTCGCGTATGTTGGCGGCAGTATCCGCAGTGGTCTGGTCCTTCAGTTCGCCCTTGCGGAGCAGTTCGTCGGCTCTCTCAACAAGCCCGGCGATGTCGACCTTGGCGCGCTCCAATGGGTCGGTGGGCATGTTCGATGCCGGAGCAGCTTCGCTGGCCGTCCTGACCTCATCCCCCCACTTGCCGGTGGCCATGCGGAAGTCGTAGGCCTCCTCTCGGATGGCACCCTTTGCGCAGTTGATCCAAATCTCGCTTTGGGCCGCGGCGGCGTCGATGATGCGCTCTCCGCAGAGCATCACCGTCCTGTTCAACTCCCGCCAGATGGCGACCGGCTGCCCCTCGTGCTCGCCAAACCCAACCCGGTAGAACCCCGGGGAGGGCGTCTCCGTCATCGGGTGCCTGCGGCCCGCGAGCGTCTCTTTCCAGTACTTGTAGTCGTCGCTAGAAGACCGCTGGTCGTCGTTTGCAACCGTTGTGGCTGGCTGACCCATGTGCTCGCTCCTTTGGTGGAAAGCGAGGCTGGCGCGTGCCCTCTACCCGTCGCCAGCCTCGCAGCAGCACCCCGCCGCCTGAGTGTGGAACATATTTCCACATTCGATTCCAGTCAATGAGAGGGTGGAAGATATTTCCATTCTGTGGATAACTTTTTGCGTCCGGCGGCGTTCCGGAGCGGTTACAGGCGTCGAATGTGATGGGTAGCGGCCCCGACGATCATGTCGCCGCGCTTCTTCTTGATGGTTTCCGTCGCGTAGTCAGGATGACTGGCCGTTAGTTCCGCGCCGTCCATGCTGTCGGCGACAAGCTGCCGGAGCTTCCGCAGCACGGCTCGCTGGGGATTGCCTACGAGGGCCGCCACCGGCTTGCCGGGCATTGGCGCAATATCGGGATCTATCACTATGATATCGCCGGGTAAAATACCGTCCGGTTGGAGGGCGTGATCCGGTACTACCAGCGCAAATGCAGCGGGACCAACCTCGTCAGGCGCTACAACTGTCGGCCCGCTCCATCCCGCCTGGTCCAGCATGTTCCCCACGTCCGAAATTTGCAAAAGTGGAATACGACGAAGGCGGAAGTCGTACGCTTCATTTGGAACAACATCAATACCGTGAAGGAGCCAAAGTCTGGAAACGCCTAGTATGGCGGCAACTTTTTCCAGTCGATCTGCCTCGGGATTCTCAATATCCCCGCGCGACCACTTGTATAGCGCCTCGTGTGGAACGCCCGCGCGACGGGCTAATTCGCGCCATCCCCAGCCATTTTCGCGCCGCTTCTCATCGAGCCGCTGCGACCAGTGCTTTTTGGATGCAGGTTTGCGTTTTTTGCGTCGTCATCGGATGATTGTCCCAAGGACTAACGGGTGTGGACTTTGTGCGCTATTTGCACTCGCGATGCCTTTGAGCACCAGTGGAAGATTAGGGCTTGAAAAGTGGAACTAACTTCCATAGAACTGATTTTCAACGACGATATTCCATTCTTATGGAGGCCCAACTTGAAACGAACCTTGCGTGAAATCATTGACGGTATTGGGCTGGACGTGATCTCCAACGCCACGCAGGCAACGGGCGATCCTGTCTCTGCTGGTGCTGTCCGTAAATGGCGGCAGTACGGCATCCCGACTGAGCACATCACGCTGGTCCAGCGGCTGGCGAAGATCCGGCCGGCAGACATCCTAGCTGCGAACGACGCCGCGCTCCGCGATCCTGAAGGCCGCGCTCGTCGTCGGGAAATGCATCAGCGCCGCACCGGCAGAGGATCTGCCGTCGCGAGCGCCTAACACAGTTTCGTTCCCGCGTTGCCCCGTGTGGGGGTCTGGGTTGCGTACAAGGCGGTCGTTTTCTGTCTCGGAGCACCCTTATGCACCCCCATGCCAATACCCGCCCATCGGTGGCGGAGACGATTCAGCGTTTGGCTGACAAGTCGCTTATCGTGGCCCTCGCCATCACGTTCGCCGTCGCGCTTTTGCTTGGCGTTACAAACGGTTGGGCTCGCGGAGCCACGCTGCCATACCGGCTCTCCTGGGCATTCTTCGCCATCGCCGTGGTCTGCGTCGAGTTCGGCGCTGTCAAGAAGGCCGTTCACGAATGGCGGCACGGCAACTTCGGCCTGTCCGCGTTGGCTGGAACCGTTGGTGTTCTCGGGCTCGTGCTGTCGAGCTTTGCCACCTTCAATTCGGCAACCAGCAATCTCGATCAGGTGACGGCTGCCACGACGGCCAAGTCCAACTCGTATGCCGACGCTCGCGCTACGCATGACAAGGCTCAAACCAAAGTGACCGACGGGCAGAAGAACGTGGCTGCTCTTCGCGCTGGGCTGGCGGCGTCCGTGCCCATGGTTGGCGACCGGCCCGTGACCACCGTGGCGGCTGCCGAGCAGTTGGTTAAAACGGCAAAGGCCGATCGCTATTACGCGATGACCGATAGCTGCACCAACACCACGGGTCCGAAGACGTCGAAGTTCTGCAAGGAGCTTGGTGAGGCTTCGGCTGCGATCCCGGCGCTGACCGCTCGTGCCAAGGACGAGGCCTCGCTCAAGGAGGCCGAGGCGGGGCTGGCCGCGGCCGAGGGTGATTTGAACGTTGCTGCCGCCGCGGTTGCCCTGGCTCCTCCGGTTACCAGCAAGGTGTCTCCCTTCGTGCGGTCTATCCACCGCTACACGGGGTTGGAGAACGAGGAGGCCGATCTCATCGAGGCCGGGTTGCCGTCCGTGATCATGCAGATGTTCCTGATGTTGCTCGGGCTGATCTCAGCTGGCGCTCCGGAGCGTATCGACGAGGAGGCCCGGGGGTCTATGCCGCGCCCGATCGCGGAAACCCATACCCGCGTGGTTCACGCCCGCCCGCAGCAGCCGCAGCACGTTCACGTCGCGGTGGAGCAGGCGCAGACGCTGGACCCGTTCGGGCTCGCTCTTGATCGTCTTGAGCGCACCCGCCTTCGGCGCGCGGTAGGTTAAAAACACGGGAGCCGGCGGTGTTGGTAGCACCGCCGGCTCTTATGAAGTCTCAACAGATGGACCCTGAAAGACCTCAATGCTCGACAGTACACTCCCGCCAATCCGCCGCGTCAATCACCGTCGGCGCCCACGCAAGCCCTACGTCGTCGTATTCTGCTGTCCGCATCCCAAGGAGATCTATTGGGACCAGCTGGAGGCCGACACGGGTGACGGCATTTTGTACGGCTGGGACGCAGTCATGTACCTCATCCACTATGGCTGGCGCCCCATCCGGCATGGCGCCGAGCTTCGGCTATTCCGCTACGACGTGTTGTCGGATTGGGTAGGGCACGCATGACGGCGCTCAATCGCCAGAAACTCGCCCAGATCTGCGGCATGCTCGCATCCGACAACG